TAGGAGTCGCGTTAAGCTGGAGCAGCGCCAATCGACCTGTTCCGGTCCAAACTCACAGGGCCAGCACTAACCGCACAGGTTCCCGTTGTAAGGGGGGCCGGTCCTTAGCGGAAAGCGGAACTGTGTCATTAACAGATAGAGGGATAGGGGAATGAAAGTCTGGATCAGCAAATACGCCTTGAGTGGCGGAATATTTGAGATGGAAGTGAATGAACCGCGTGTTTATTCACATACTGAATTAATTAGCGATCCCGATAATCCGCTTCGTTATTTTCATGGCGATGGCAACGAATGGCATCGCACGCAAGAGGGTGCATTCATCCGCGCCGAGCAAATGCGTCTGGCGAAAATCAGGTCGCTTGAGAAGCAAATTACCAAGTTAATGTCACTCAAGTTCCATGCCTAATCCGCCATTCCAACCAAGGAGACGATGCAATGAATGACACATCAGAAGTTGCCGTTAGCGCCGGGACTGTGGTCGATTTCGACGGTGAAGAACTTGCAAAACGCTTTGCCGCATTCATGCGAGAGCAGGGGAGATTGCCAGCGTCCGAACGATGCAATCTGCAAATGGCATGCGCTGCCCTTGCGAACATCGCGGGAGAATACGTTATCGAGACTCTTGGCGGACACGTATCACTCATCACGGGGCATTAACAATGAGCGGATTTTCAGAGCGCACGAAGACCGCTATCGGCGACCTCGCGGGCGTCATGGCGGCGGAAGGCGTGTGATGGATTTTGTCGGATAATTATTGTTTCACGGCGGAAATATTAGTTGCTAATTTAACGCGGTGTGTTAGATTTAATTCAGTGAGAAACACCTGCCACGGAGACGGAAAATGAAAACCGAAATCGTATGTATCAAGCGCTACGGCCTTAGCATTATTGCCACGGAAGGCGCGGACTTCGCCGCCAAGGTGACGCAACTGCAATATGAACCCGGCAAGATTTACGATCCACGGATCGGTGTGCAGCAGGAATGGCTTGTTCCTATCTATCCCACCCATTGACGCAACACCGGGCGGCCTAGCGCCGCCCTCTTTCTGCTACGGAGCTACCCAGATGTCCTACATGATTGAAATGCTGACGGCCGATATGAGCCAGGAACAACTTGTAACTGCTTTGGCTGCCTTACCATGCTTCGCGCTGTGCGTGGTTTTCCTCGCCGGCGTGATCGCGGTGCGGCCATGAGAGGCATTGCAATGGCCATCGTAGGTGCGACATGGATTTGGGCGCTAAGCGCTGTTGCAGATAAAGTTCGTGAGACTGCGGAATACAACAACGCAGTTTCTGGTGCCACGTTCTGGTTCATCGCCACAGTCATCGTTATCGCTGGAGGCTGGTGATGAGTGCTAAGGACGTTGTCGACTATCTCAATAGATTAGACGCGCATCTGGCAATGCTTAGTCCAGATGCCGCTCTGAAGGATGTTGAGAGTGAGCTCAAGCGCGTGGCGCACCTCGAGCAAGCTGTCGCCGCATGGGCCGAGAAGGGTAAGGGCGAGTCCCCGTCACGTTTCTCGGCTTGGGATTTGGGGATAATCGATGGCGAACTTGCCATGCGAGCACAACGCCAGCGCGAGAGGACTGCGCCATGATCGGCTTGGGCATAAGTGCATTTCTCGACACGATTCGGGCGGAGCAGGCGTAGGGAGAAATGAGCATGTATCACAGCAAGAGGACTCCGGTGCCATGGGCGGTTTGCGCCGATAACCGCAGCGGCATGACGTGGAATATTGAGATCACGGACGAGAGTGGCGACAACCGGATTTGCTTCATGTCACATGACGACACGCGCCAGAATGCGCGCGGGCTGGCCAACGCCGCGTTCATCGCCCATGCGGTGAATTGCTATGACGATCTGATCGAAGCGCTTGTAATAATCGCGGATCAACACATTGGCGATCAGCCTTCGGCTATCGACATTGACGAAGCAGCATGGAACGCGCGCTGCCACTCGAATTTGCGGACGATTGCGCGGCAGGCTCTCGTCAAAGCCAAGGGAGAGACATGATGTCTCGCCAATATCTGTTCGATGTGACGCTCACGACGACGATCCGCGTCAATGCGAACGATCTGGCGACTGCCGCCGCGAAAGTCCGCGCGCTGTTCGCCGAGCACGAGGCCCATCTTGGAATGATCGACGGCGATTCCGTTGTCGCGTCGCTCAATGTCGAGGGTGACTTGGATTTGGTCGAGATCGAGGGGAGGCGATATGAGCCGTTACCGCACGAAGCATACAGACACGCAAGTCATCACTCTGAATGAGAACGACGACGCGGCGTTCTCGGTCGAGATCGACTTTTATGTCACGCCTGGCTCGCCTCAGACATGGGAACAGCCTGCCGAAGGACCGGAAATCGAGATCATCCGCGTGAGCCCCTACACGACGCGCAAACGGTATCCTGGCGAGGGTGCCATATTCGTGGGGCGCGGCGAGGTCACATTCTTCCTCGATTGCCCGAAATGGCTTGAGCGGCTGCTTATCGAGGCCGTGGACGTGGATAAGCTCCAAGCCGAGGAAGCCGATCCGGATCGAGAATACGACCGACGAAGAGACGAGAGGATGGCATGACCGAGATCATTAAAGTTCAACGCCCACTCAGGACGAATGATCCAACAATTCCTTGGCTAATTTACGATAAGAGCCGCAAGCGCGAACAGCAATTGCCGCAAAGCGTCATCCCACCGGCTGCTGTGGAAGCCCTTGGCGATGATCCGAAGGGATATTTCGAAGGCCATTGGTCATCGATTGTCGGATGGGCCATCGGCAAGCGCGTGAAGGATCAAAGGTGGTGAAATGACCGAGATCACAGATGACGGCACCGAGGCGCTGCAAATCCGCCTGCGGGATGCGACAGTCCCTGAACTGCGCGAGATCATATCTGGCGCATGGACAGATTCCGTCACGCGCACGCTGGCGCGCCGGGAATTGGAAAGCCGGCTGCGATTCGCCGCGGCCGCGAAGGCTGCAGAGAGGGGAAAGTAAATGGTTGACGTGACAAAAATCAGCATTGGCGACGAAGTGACGATCCGCGCGCGTGTGACATCGCTTGAAAATGGCTTGATTTATATCGGTCTCGACAATGAGGAAATCAGCATCCTTGGAACCGAGATTATTTCGCACGAGCCACGATCGCTTGCCCAGCGCCTCGCTGGCCTAACGGTCGAGCAAATCGAGGCGGCACTCGCCCGTAAGGATTCGGCATTGTCCGAGGCGTTCGAGACGGCCGGGACGCACATAGCGCGGGCGCGGCGTGATGCGGGCGACTTAAAGCGGCGCCCGAAGAACACAGGAACCGGCGAAGCGGACGCAACTCCTTCGCCGCAGGTCGCGGGAGAAGTTCTCATTGGCGCAAGCGTAAATGACACGTTTGCAGTCGAACCGGGACAGGACAATAAGTCCACGACGGAAACCGCTGCGGCCGCCCCCGTCCACGCGCCGAACAAGCCCAGCGTAGTGCTCGCCGTGGCCCACGCTAACGCCGCCGAAGGCAGGCAGGTTTTCAATGCTTGGTTCCGACACGGACTAACCGAAGTCGAGCGCGCGGGGCTCGATGGTCATATCGCGAAACTTCTGGCCGAGGCTGATAAGGCCGACGTCGCCAAGGCGGAGAGTTAAATGCACACGAAATACAAGGTCATTCCGGCCACGGACACCCCAAGCCAAATCACCGAGCACAACTGCGATTTACCGGAAAGGCCAACTTATCAGCAGATTCGAACGGTCGTCGAGCCCTATCTAAAGGTCGCGCGCCCGGAGGCGCGGCTTGAGCATGTGAGCGTGCTGGGAGACGATGGCGAACGCGCGGATATGTTCGTCGACGACGTCGGCGCGCTCAGTGGACTTCCCATCAATTTAGAGGCAACTCGGCGTTATCACCGAGCGTCGATCGAGCGCTGCGAAGAGCAGGTCGACGGGATCATCCCAAACGCCCCGAGAATCCATGGATGCGCCGTGCTGTTTGCAAGGAGAATATGGTTCTGATCGTTCCGCCGCTCTGAAACGCCAAAGGCCGCCGGATTGCTCCAGGCGGCCTTTTACGTCCGGTTCCTGCCACGGAGAATAATCGGAAGAACGGTGCGGGTGCGGGACCATTGATCTCGGAGCGCAGCGGTTCCTCGGTTACACCGGACAAGCGAGATATAGCGCCGTCCTCCAGTGTCGTCTATCCGGAGTCGGTCGTTTTTAATCCAATAACCCCCTCGCCATCAAAAAGTCGCTGATCTTATCGGCGGTCAATCCAGACGCAGGAACCATGATTTTTCGAGCAAGTAGCAGCAATTCAATCGCGATTCGGCGATCCGTTTCCGCGGCGCGCGCGCGTTCGAGCAAATTGCCATTAGAAACGAGAAGTTCCTCGGCTCTCGCCGTCCGCTCTCGCGCGTGCTGGTTGGCGATGACCAAGAGCTCTTCAAGATCGCGTTTCTTCATTTCGTAGACCTACTTATTCGCGCGCGACCGCTGCCTTAATCGCACTGATATGATTCTCCAGTGGAGCTCCGTTGTAAAGTTCTCCAGAATCGACGCGCACCTTATTGCTCGCGAGCGCATTGATGACCGTGGCGTGGTTGCCTCGTCCGAATCCTCTGGCGATTTGCAGTAGAGAATATGGCGTGAGCTGTTTCGTCACCGCCATCGCCGCGTGCCGAGCGACTATTAAGCCGCGATTGCCACGCTTTCCGATCATGTCCATGCGCGAGACGCCGAACTGGCGTTGAGCCGCCTCACGGATTTCAGAGATCGTCGGAATGGATCGATTGGCATGAAATCGCGGGATATTCAGCGGCGCGTTATAAATAGGGCCGTCGGCATAAGGTGGATTCGCGCGGAGCGCAATGGCTGCCGCAATGGCGCGTTCCCGCAATTTTCGTTCGATCACCTTGGCGAGCGGGCCTTGTCCTGGTTGAAATGTCACGAAAACGCACTCCCGTTTTTTGAACTCTCACCGCGATGCTCGCGCGGGTTCTCGAAGCCTGGATCACCAAGTATGGCTCCAGTGACGACGATTCCTCGTGTCGCGCGTCTCGGCTCTGGAAGAGGATCGCGATCATTGAGACGTTGAGGCGCGATCGGCATTTTATCCTCAATTTCAGTCGATTTGCGTAATGGCGGATTTTCCTCCTCTTTTTTTGTGGGCACAGCTTGAGGCTTGGCGAATCGCCGTGCCACGCCGATCTTACGAGCCATTTTCTTAACCGCCTCGACCGAGCGCCCGATCTTATCAGCAATCACGAATGCAGGAATGGATGTGTCCGGGTAGAGCGCGCGGACGATTTCGATCTCTTCCGGAGTCCAGTCGGGGCTCAATCCGGCCCGGACATAAACATTCGCCTCATCACCCAGGGCGCGCCGGGCCGTCGCACGCTTCGGCGGAAAGATTCGATAGCCTTCGGCTTTGAGGGCATCGAGGATCGCGCGGGCGATGGAATCTGGTGTCGGGTAAGTTTGACCGGTCATTCTGTTTCCTTACGCGATAAAAACGCCTCTATGAACGCTCGCGCGGCTTCCGCGTTGATGGCGTTGCCGTAGCCACGGAGCATTTTTGCGCGGGACTTTCCTTCGTAGGGGCTTCCTGATCCCAATCGGAAGGCAGAGCCATTAACCAGCGGCTGAAGTGAGGCGCCAATTGGCCTCCATCTGTTGTCTGTGCAGAAAATCCAGTCAGCATCTCGCCAGAAGCCGTTAACCGGGCCGGGCCGCAGAGCATCGCCACTTGATCCGCCAAGAAGTAATCCGCTTCCGCTCTTTTTGATGTCGTTCCAGGAGACAGCCCTCCCTTTGCGTCGTTCGCTCGCGGGGTTTTCCAGCTCGCCAGCGCCACATCCGCCGATAGAGCCCCGTTCGCTTGATGCGGTCCGCCCTTCGTCCCGTCCGTCGCCCGCGGCGTGTTCCAACTCGCCAGGAAGACTTGATCTTCCAGCCTGGATTTTCCGTCGTGCGCCCGATCCGGGTTCCCCGTTCCGCCATTGTTTGTCACTCGAGGCGTAGCCCAGCTCGCGAACTTCGCCACCCCGTTCAACGTCACAGAGACCTTGCCGCCGTCCGGTGTCCTGCCCGTCGCTGAGGCTCGCCCCATTTGGTGGCCCCCGTCGCCGTTCCCTTTCACCGGACTCGGCCAGCCGGCAAGCGCCACTGTCTTCCGGCTGAAATCGCAGTTCCCTGCCTCGTTGTAGTTCTCGGTCGCGGGAGAGCCCGCCATCGGCGTTGGCCACGATGCCGTCTTCACCTGCCGGCATAGCGACAAACTCGCGTAGCTTCCGTCCTCTCGCCGGTGCGCCCCGTGGCCAGATGTCGCATCGCAAACCAGCGGGGTGTTCCACGGCGCTTGCAACGAACCAAAGTCGCTGGCGGATATGCGGCGCGCCGACGCCCGCAGAAGGGAAATTGACCGCCCCGCAGGCGTAACCAATTCCTTCCAAGTCAGATTGAACAAGGTCGAGCCATCCGTGGCGCACCGCATCGCCAACCTGTTCACCAAAGATTGTTGTAGGGCGGCGCTCGCCGATGAGATGGAACCAAGCCGGCCATAGGTGCCGCTCGTCAGCAAAGCCTTTTCCGCCGCCTGCCGCGCTGAAAGATTGGCAGGGGCATGAGCCGGTCCAGATCGGTCTGTCGTCCGGCCATCCGGCCTGTCGCAAGGCATAGGACCAGACTCCAATGCCGGCGAAGAAATGACATTGAGCAAATCCAGCAAGCTCGTCTGGCGCAACATCGCGAATATCCCTTTCATCAACCTCGCCAGGCGCGATATGGCCGGCTGCGATAAGGTTGCGGAGCCATTGCGCCGCGTGCGGGTCGTGCTCGTTGTAATACGCCGCCATCAAAACACACCCGCTAATTCATCTGACGGTGCTGTCTGTCCTTCGAGCGTCTCGAATTTGTCCTTTTCAGGATAGGTGTCGGGATAACCGCGCACTGGCTTGTTTCCGACCCAAAGCCATCTTCCGGATCGTCCGATAATCTTGAAGCGTTTTTCCAGCGACTCGCCGTAACGCTTATAATGCTTGCGAATCAGGTCGTCAGATGGCGGATTGCCGCCCTCGTCAGGCGTGGCTGCGAGACGATATTCCTCTTTCCATATATCCCAATCGACTGCGAACGTTGTCGCTGGGACTCCGGCATCTTCCATAATTTTGTCCGGGAATCTTCCGGATTTTTTGATCGCGCTCCATAGCGCGGCGAAGATCGGGGCTTCATTCACGCCGAGGGCGAACCCCTTGGCCTCAGCCGCCTTCCTAGCTGCGTCTTTCTGGCCGACCTGGAGCACGACGCATGAAGTGATCGCCTTGCCATCATCAGGTCTCTGACCGATGACGACCTGCTTGAGTTCGAATGACAGCATGGCGCCCGCCGCGCCATCCTTCACTTTGTCAAAACGGATCGTTCGCACGCCATTCGCGCCGGCGGCTACCATGGCGACCGTATCGACATCGCCCTTTAGAGAGCCATGCCCGCGCATTGTCGTTCCTCCCTTGGGGAAATGGTGCAGGAAGCACACATGAGCGCCGGTGGAGCGCGCCAGACGCTTGCCGTGGTCGATTACGCCGCTGACATCCTGCCCGCTGTTTTCGTTCGCGCCAGCAGTCGCGCTCGACCATGTGTCGATGATGATAAGTCGAGGGTTCGCCCGATCACTCCATTCGTCCACGATCTTTTTGATGGTGGAATGGAACACTTCGGCGTTTCCATCTGGCCTGAAAAGATTGATGCTCTCTGGCAGAATTTCTAAAGGAACAGTTGAAAAATCTATGTCTTGTCCAAAATGCGCTATCCATCCGGGGATACGTTGATTTAAGAGTCCGCTTCCTGACTCGCCGCTTTGATAGATGACGAGACCCGGCTTCGTCCGTTTGCCGAGCACGTCTTGGCCCAGGGCCACGCAAATCGCCGCATGAAGCGTGACGAATGTTTTGCCACTTTGCGATTCCCCCGCAATGAAGCTGATTTCCCGCGCCATCATCCAGTCATCGACCACAAAATCAGGAACGACGATGGGCCGCGTGGAGACTTCGCCAATCGAAATACGGCCCAATCTATTTTCTCGCCCGCGCGCCGCGCTCGACACCCGCGATTCGAGGCGCCCAAACTCTTCACGCGCCAGCGCCATCGCGGTTTCGGACAGCGGCCCGACGCCGCCTTGGGCAGCCGCCGCGCGAATCACATCTAGCGAGCGCACGATTTCCCGTCGACGCCAGAGCTCGACGATCATCGCAGCATATTCCGCCGCGAGACCGGTCGGAACCGCGCTCGACGCGAGCCTGGCGAGATAGGGCCGAATTTCGAAGTTGTCCGGCATCTCGACCGAACTCATGGCTTGCAGGACGGTCATCAGCGATGGCGTGAGTCCTTCGACCTTGGCGCGTGTCGCGGCCCTGAAAATTTCGCCATGCAATGGCTCCGAGAAATGATCTGGATGGATTATGCCCTCAATGCAATCGAGCCCTTCTGCTCGCAAAAGAATCGTTCCGAGGAGCGTTTGCTCGGCTTCGACATTGCGGAGCGGATCGCTCATGCTATCATATCCCCTGGATAAACCGGCGCGCTATCGAACGGCCACTCGCCGATGCACGAATAGCATCCATGAGGCGGCATCATGCGCGTGATGATCCAACCGAGCGCCGCGAACGCCTCGCTCCGGCTATGGGGGATGTAAACGAGCGTCCTAATGCTCATGACGCCTTCCGCCAGCGCGCTGCCTGAACCTTCTTACCGAACCCCGCGAGTAGTGGCTGAATATCTGGCTGATGCGCCATCACTGAAATGATGATATTCGCGGCGGCGTCCAATGCCTCGGCGGTCGCGCTCATGGGCTGGCAGGCCCGCTCTGACGCTTCCTGCTCGCAGTAGGCCGTGCGCCATAGAGCTTCGAGACATTCCTGATATTTCACCGCGCGCCGCACGCCGCCGGCGATATGGTCGCCCCGAATCTGACGGACGAACTGCACGACCAGTTCGCGCTCTGCGGGATTTAATTTTAGCTCAGACGCTACATTGATTTCCGGAGAGTTGGGAAGTATAAAAGCGGGGTTATTCATGTGGGCTCCGACAAGCTCATATGCGGTCTGGCGACGCAATCGACCAGTCCAATTGAGCCGGGGTGTTTGGCGACGCCTCGGCTCTCTTTTTCAAAGTTACGTCTCGATCGCGACCGGCGTCAAGTCAGAATGGCGCATCCATTCGTAATCCCAAATCGCCTTCGACGCCATATGCTGGAATCAATCGCGCTCTCTCAAAAAACAAAACCCCCACGGCATCCGCTTCATCGTCTGATTTCACGTCGATACCGAGATTGCGGCAGCGGGAGACGCATTCATTTTTGAGCCACGCGCGCCGGTGCAGCGGGAGAACCGTCTTCGGTGCCATCGACTGACCGAGGAAGAAGCGCCTCCAGGCGGCCGGCGCGACACGCTGCGGAGGCCGAATCCCTCGACGATATGCGAGCTCATCGCACACCGCCGCGAGCCCAAAAAGACGCGGAGCCGACGACGCGGTTTTTTCCGAGATGAAAGCCGCCTCGATGACTAGATGGTCGATTTGATTGCCCACGATATTATCGCTCAACCAATCACGGAAGGTCGCGAAGCACATTCCAGCGCAATCCCGCCCGACGCTGACCGAACCGGACGCGGGTTTGTCCATTCCCGGTTTCCATCTTGCGAAGCCAACCGAGCCGCTTAAATCGAGGCTGAGTATGTGCATTCCGCGTCTTTCTTTCGTCTTGGACGCTGATTGTTGTTCTGCTCTTTTCGAGTTGCCCAGCGGCAATTTTCCGGCTCGTAGTTGCCATCGTTATCTTCCCTGTCGATAGAATATTTAGGCGACGGCCTATGCCCCATGTCAGAAAAGAAATTCTCGAAGCTATTTATCCACCTATCGCATATGGTGATACCTCGACCGCCATAATTCTTAAAATCTTTGACCTTTGGGTTGAGGCATCTTCGTTTCATGGCTGACCAGCACCTATATTCAGTGGTCTCCTTACGTCCACCCAAATAGGTCTTCCGGCTGTGCCCGTGCGTCGTTAGCGTTTTTGATGCGATCTCAGCATGGAGGCACCCACATGAGCGCGTATATCCTATCCGCAATGACGTGCCCCGGATTATCGTCTCATTTCCGCAGTCGCATCGGCATACCCATTGCGCCTGACCGCGTCGACTACTTTCTGCTCGACGGATAACCGACAAACGACCGAACGTCTGTCCGAGATAATCCTTAACAGCAACCATCGTCGCCTCCGATCAAGCGTTGCCGACTTCCTTGAACCCGCGCATGAGAATCGCTTGGCCTTCATTCCATCCGCGCGACCACTCTTGGCCGGCAACCGAAGTTTGATCATATGGATTTGTCTCGGCGCCTTGGCCCATCTTCCCGGCTTTAATGCCCTTGAGGAAGGCCCGCTCGTTCACTGCTTCCTCTGCCGCATCGGGGGAATCGAACAGCTCAAAATTCTGATAAAGCGGCACGCTGAGATATTTCGAATATTGGGTGATCGAATTGAACTTAGCTGTGATCTCGTGCTCGTCTAGGCTCGCCAAATGCCGCACTGCGTCCAGCGTTTTTAGGTCCACGCCATCCGATTTTGCCAATTTGCGCGCGGATCGTAGGTTCGCGACGGCGGTGTCTTTTTTTCCTTCAGCCGCGACGATCTTGCTCAAATGGAGCAGAACCAATGACTCAGAGACATTTGTCCTCGGCTCAATGGCCTTCTCGTTTTCCGGTTTCGGCTCTTTGTTTTTTGAGCCCGCCGGGCGTCCGCGGCCTCTTTTCGTCGGTTGTGCGTCGGTCATTGTCATAACTTCCCTTTCGTTTGAACGGCGCTCCCAGTTTTAAAACTTGGGCCGCCTCGAACTCATCGTCGGAAACATCGCGCAACTGGCGATTGATCCATACGCCCAACTTATCGAACTCGACGCCGGATTTCTCGATCAATTTGCGGTCCATGTAGGCCACGAGTCGCTTATAACGGTCGAAGTCCAATTGACCGCGAGCCATGCCTCGACGCCAATTCGACAGGAAGGCAACATTGCTGAGCGCCTCATAAGAGATCACCCGATCCGCCGTTCCCGTGATCGCGCGAAAAACCGCGAGATAGGTCGCGAGCGCATCGGATAAATCCTTGTCAACGCCTCGGGGGATCGCCTTGAAGTCGAATTTGGATTTTTCGATCATTTTCCCTGAGCGCGTCACCGTTTCCAATTGGCAACGAAAATGCGCTAGAAGCGGATTGTTGTCAAGAAGCGCTGGACCGTCAATTGGCGCGGGCGCGGATGGCGGCAGCAACCTTTAGCCGGCAAACATATGTATTGCGCTTTTGGCTTGGAGAAATCGATTCGGCGACTTTCGCGCATGCCTCGCGCTCGGCGGCGACGGCAGCATTTATGGCGCTGTCAGCGGCGTCTACCACTTCGACCTGCCGGGCGTGCATCTTCGGGTCTCGCATCGCGCCGTAGGCCTCGTGTTCGTCGTCGGTCATTTCTCTCGTCTCCATTTTCGCGCCGCGCGCGCCGGACAAATCGCGGACAAATTTGCGTTAAGGCCTCTGTTGGTACGTGTCGAGTCTTGTGGAATCGAACCTCCCCAGACTCGGGTTGTGGCAGTCGTTTTGGCTCTCCGAGGGGTATTTCGAAGTTTTCCTCTCGCGCGGATGGATTGTGGAATCTGGATTATTGTCTCTCCCATAAAGCGCCCCATTGGGGCTTATGGGAACTCGCCAAGAGTCTTAATTTAGATTCTACCCTGTACTCCGCGCGAGCGCGCCCGGGGGACGGCGCCGGCGAAAACCAGACGCCGCAAGCAATCGCAGGTTATCCGCCATATTTCAGACAGGAGGCTGCGATCGCCGTGTTGCGGCGTCGTTTGGTGGGGATTAGCTGGGCTCGCGCGTCATGATCGCGCGGGCTCGGCGGGGGAGCGCGAGGCGTCTAAGACGAATTGATGGGGACGGGTTGCGCAATCGGCGCGGAATTGGTAGAAATGTCTCGTTTTCGCATGGCCGTTCCAGCGGTTGTGCGTCGGTTTTGGGCCTGATGAACCCTAATCGACGGGAATGGGCGGCAGGTTTCGACCTGCCGCCTTTCTTGTTTCTAAATCCTGCGTGCCGTTTTGGCAAGGACTAAGAGATGTCGTGATTTGTGCGCCAAAAGACTGTTGCGCTTTTTTTCCAACTGCTCATGCGTCAGGACCGTAACAAGGTTCCCATTTTTAAAACAAAACACGCATTCCGGTGTTTTCAGGCTGGAGGCTCCGGCATCAGAAGCATCTGCGCATTGCGCCAGTAAATCCGCCTTTATGAGCGCCAAGACGCCGGGAACTTGGACGTCTAACCACCTGAGAAACGGTCCGTCATCAAGGCGCTTCCGTTGCGGATCGGCGATGGCGAACTCGGCGCGCATCGCGGGGATATCAATATCCTTAATCCGTTCGAGATAGCGTACTATGGAATGTGCGGAAACAATCATGATTCCCTCTTTGAAACCCCGATCCGCAGCGCCGGACATCCCGCGCATATCCGCGTTCCCGCCTCGATCACCGCCAGCGCCTCGGCGACGGTCGGGCTGGTCACACCGCCGATAATTTGCGCGATTCGCCCCTGTGTCACGCCGAAATGCGTAGCGATGTCTTTCTGACGGACACCCAGCGCGGCCAGCTCGCGCGCGAGGGCATAATCGAAGGTCGGAGGGCGCCCGAGAGGGCGGCCCGGTAGGTCGTTTAGGGTCGCGTAGGTCATTTCGCTTCCTTATTAAATTTTCCATTTCCTGTATTTTTATGCTTGCATTGTTTCCATAACGCAACAATAATAATTTGCCACGGAGGAAAAACACATGACGAGATCGACATATGACAAGGGCGAGTTGCTGCGGTTGCTGGAGCGCGTTCAATCCGCCGATCGACCGGAACGGGAACTCGATGCCGAACTGTGGCTGCTGCTGACGCCTGGCGCGACGCGCAAGCAAACGCCGGTGAAATCAACGACCGGGTTGTGTCCGGATTATACGATCGACGAGACGCGCGACGAAACAGGCGCGCTAATCACCGTTCCATCGTTCACAAAGTCACTGAATTGCGTCGTCGGACTTATCGAGCGCGCCCTGCCGGGGTGGTGGTGGAAATGCGGGACGTGCCACATGAGCGACGACGCATGTATGGCGCCGGATTATAACTCGCCGATTCATGGCTCACGATTAACCCGCGAGTTCCCGCTTCCCGAGCCCCACCAAGAATGGATCGATGAATTCGGTTCCGCGCACGGCCCGTTCGACGCCGGGTTCGACACAGACCGCCGCCCCGCGGGGAATTTGCCACTCGCTCTACTGGAAAGCCTGTTGAACGCCTTAATCGCCATCCAGGAGATAGAACATGACCATAATTGATTCACGGGCGCGACTGACCAAGGGCGGAAAATTTTTCCGAGATCCATGCCGTCTCACGCCACGCGAACGCGAACTTCTCCAAGCGCTCGCCGCGCATGGTGATTACAATGGCGTCGCCGCAGCGCTCGGTCTCAAGCGCGCGTCGGTGTCGGAACGATTCGCGATGATTCGTGAGAAGCTCTGCGTCGCGACGAACGAGAAGGCGATCGAGGCGGGTCTATCCCGCAACGAAAACATGGAAGGAACGAAGTCATGATTCAATTTGCCATCGCCCATCCATATCTGTCCATTATTGCGGTAATCTATCTGGCGACCGCCATTCTGGGATGGATGTTCATCGCTGGCGCAGCTATCGCCAGCCGCGAAGACAAACCCGCCAAATTCGATCCGATCCCGCTCAACCCCGAGCAAGAGCGCGCCGCGCAAGCGAGCGGCGAGAAAATCGCGCGCTAGCGTTTCCGTGTGAAAATATTATTGACATGCTTCGTCGATTAGATAATAATCGAAACATAAGACGAATCGCCGCAACGGAGGACGAAAGATGAACTATTCAACCGCTGTTTTTTTGATCAATGATGACGTGCGAGCCATCGCCTGCACCTATGAGGCAGATGAGAAGGCGAAGCGCGAAATTTTCAAGACGCTCGACAAATCAATCGCCAAGGATGACTTTGTTGTGGTTCCGACTGACACGCGCCACAAGATGACCGTCGTGAAGGTTGTCGAGGTTGACGTTGATGTTGATCTGGATTCTTCCATTCCCATGCAGTGGATCGTCGGCGCGGTCGAGCGGCACGATTATGAACGCATCCTCAAGATGGAGGAGCAGGCCATCGAGACGATCAAGTCCGCTGAGAAGCGCAAGAAGCGCGACGAAATGCGCGCCGCGATCTTCAAGGACCGTGAAGGCATGCTGAATGGCCTTAGCCTGACGCATCTGGACGCGTCTGTCGATGAAGTCCAGACGGCTTCGGCTCCTCGTCCACTTACGCCCGACACCGAGTTTTAACCCCTTTGTGCCCCGCCTATTACTTCAGGCGCCGCCGGGGCACACAAGAGGTCTTCGCATGCGCGAAGACCTGATCTTTCCCTAAGAAGGAAAAGATCGCCGAGGAGGGGGAGCTATTGTGGCGTGGAAAGTTCGGGATGGTTCCCCTTAACCGGGATAATTCAAATGGCATCTTGTTTGAAATGCGGGAAGCGCAAGCTGCCGCGCGATAAGCACGGCCGATACAAATGCGCGAGATGCGGCGTCATGCCGAGTAACAAATGGCTCGATCAGGGCGGAAACCCCACGCGCCAACTGATCTGTGAAAACGTCGAGACTCTGCCACGGAGAAAAGAAGATGCCGTCACCTGGAAACCTTTGGATCGAAATCCCTGAGCATTTGCGCGGCGGACTTGCGCGTTGGCTTATTCATGGGCTTCCCCCAGGAAGTTTTCTTTCGTCGGCAATCGCCGGTGATTTGTTCGCCGCTGCCGCGCGAGCCGATGATGTCTCACTTGCTGGGCTGGGCTACGTCGCCCGCTTCCTTGATATTTTCGCACCCGCAGATGCGAAGGGTGCCGTGAGCAAAAGATTTTGGGGAATATTCTCTCATCAGACCCGCGACTTGGAATTGCGTCTCTCATTCGAAAATTATCCGGAGTTCATTGAATTCCTCACGAAGGAATCCGAGCTATGAGCCAGAATGCCATGGAGATCGCGGGTGAGGTTCCCAAGCGCCGTGAGATCATCCGGCACGATCCGGGTGTCTACGTCGGACTGTCTGACGAGGCGCATCACGCCGATGACGCGCTAGGATCGACTGACATCCGCCATCTATGCATTTCAGGATCGGATTATTGGTGGCGATCAAAATATAATCCGCTGCGTGACGAAGAAGAGACGAAGGCGCAAACGAATGGCCATGCGCTGCATCATCGCGTGTTGTTCGGCGAAGAGGAATTTTTGAGGAGATATCTGCGCAAGCCGGTCAAAGCCGAGCACCCTGGCGTGCTTTCGACGGCGGACGAGATCAAGGGCGCGCTCAAGATGCTGGGACTCTCGACCAGCGGCTTGAAGCCGGAATTGACGCAACGGCTGTTGCGGTCGTCGACGCGGTTCAATGTTTGGGACGCGATGCTTGCCGAGGCCGAGGCGACCGGCAAGGTTCTACTGGACGCCGATGATTACGACCGCATTCGCATCTCGACGGCGATGATCGAAAAAAATCCAAGCCTCGCGCGGTGTTTCCAGAATGGCTTGCCAGAAGTCTCTGTATTTTGGGAAACCGGTGGCGTGCGCTTCAAGGCGCGGTTCGATTATCTGCGGCTCAACTCGATCGTCGATCTTAAATCTTTCACGAATGTCATGGATCGGCCAATTGAGCAGGCCATATCCTCGGACCTGGGAAATAAACGGCTCGACCTCCAGGCAACCCATTACATGAACGGTCGCCACCGCGCGCGTGACTTGATCCGCGAGGGCCGCGTATTCGGCGATGTGGATCGCGACTGGCTGGCGCAACTCGCCGATATCGACAGCTTTTGCTTTGTCTGGGTCTTCTACACGGTCAACGGCGCGCCGATCGCGCGCGCTTGGCAATACGATCCCGGCACCATGACGGACCAAGCCGCAGCCATTTGGATCGAGCGCGCGGTCGACATCTACAAGGAAAATAGCGCGAGATTTGGTCTCGAAAATCTATGGGTGGATCAAACTGAGATTCACACGTTCGTTGACGAAGATTTCCCGAGGTGGGTCCGATGAAATCCAATCTAGTCGATCTCGATGTCGAGATTCATCGTGACGAACCAATCGAGAAGGCGGTTCTCGTTATTTTCAATGGCGAAAAACACTGGCTTCCGCGCAGTCTGATTGAGATTGAATACAAGGACCAGTCCGAGCAGTCCGCCACTGTGACTATGCCGGAATGGCTCGCCATCAAAAAAGGACTCGTGTGATGAACGATCAAGTTCATGAAGATGGCGCGCCGAAGACATCAGAGGCCGATTGGCCTTCAACTCTCGCGGGCGTGGCGCTAGAAATCGCCGCGAATCTGGACAAGGCCAATCCAGAAGAGGCGGAGATGGTGCGCGCGTTGGCTAAGCGGCTATTCGATGCAGCACAATTGCCCGCGACCGTTGAGGCGCATCCCGCCGCCGCGCCGCCGCCCTATGTTCAACCTTCCGCCCCAGTCACTCAGAAGACTCCCGTCGCTGCGGGAAGTCACCCGACGGCTATCGTTCCAACGGACATGGATTCAGCGTGGCGTCTCGCCACGGCCGTCCATAAGGCCGGCATGACCCCCTATGGAATCGACACGCCGGAAAAGGCAATGATCGCAATTATGACCGGCCTCGAGGTCGGGCTACCGCCGATGATGGCCATGCAGGGAATCGCGATCATCGGCAATCGGCCGACGATCTGGGGCGACGCCGCCCTTGCCTTGGTGCGGTCGTCTGGATTGCTCGAGGAGTTCGAGGAATACGTCGATGGCGAGGGCGACGAGCGCGTCGGCGTTTGCACAGCGAAGCGCGTCGGCGTCGCCAAGTCGATCACTACGCGGTTCTCGGTCGCTGAAGCGAAACAGGCCGGTCTCTGGCAGACTGAAGCGGTAGTCCAAAAGCGCGCCAAGGGCGGCGGAACCTATGAAGCGAAGAACGACTCGCCATGGTTCAAATATCAATCGAGGATGCTGAAGATGCGCTCCCGCGGCTTCACGCTGCGCGACCTGTTCACGGACGTTCTCAAGGGCCTCTATCTGCGCGAGGAGTTCTACGGCTCGCCGGAAGAGGAAAAACCAGAAGTCACGCGCGTTTCCGATCCATTCGCGGGCGAAGGCCCGCGCCAGATTACCGTCGGCTCCTCCCCGATGGCGACTACCGGGGCGGGTTCGCCCGAGCTCGTCCCGGTTTCTTCCTCAAAAGAATCGGCATAAATGTCGATCGGTCACGGCGAGAAGCGCGATGCGCACCTCAAATTCATCCGGCGCTGCCCATGCTGCATTTGTGGGGGCGAGCCATCCGAGGCCGCGCACGTCCGTTTTTCGGATGCGAAGACGGGTAAGGTGTCAGCAGTCGGCCAGAAGCCAGGGGACGAGTGGACTGTGCCCTTGTGCGCACGCTGCCATAGAGAAGGGCCGCAGGCTCAACATAAATCTGGAGAGTATGGATGGTGGATGGCGCATAGGATCAACCCGATTGAGCTTGCCCGGCGGCTATTTGCGGTATCGCCAGACATTGAGCGCGGCGAGAGCATAGCGAGGCAGGCGCGGAGATTGGCGCCTTGGAGGGAGACGGCATGAACGAGGAACGATCCAAGTCAAATCTAGCCGATGATGCGCGCAAGATCGCGAAGGCGTTGAGGTTTTATGCTCATGTCACTGGTGGCAAAACAGATGCTCTCGCTCTAGCCGAATCATTGCCGGGAAAGATCGAGGCGTCAGAGGCGTGGGGCGCGGAGCAATCATGCAATGCCGAAATTCTAAGGTTGAAATTGGAGTCGATAGAAAGCGGCGACGCCGAGATCGGCCTTCTGGCACAAGCGCAAGACGCCATCGATCAACAAATCATGCGAGCCGAAGCCGCTGAATCCCAACTCATCCTCGTAACGAAAGAGCGGGATGAACTCAAATCGTCTGTTAAAACCTACGTAAAGGAATCAGATGAGCCACTAGAACGTTCCGAGACCGTCGAATCCCTTCCGGGGAAGATCGATGCGCTTATCGACGCCAAAAACAAAGCACAGGCGAGCATGGTTGAGTCCATGCGCCAAATGAATGCAAAGGCAGTAGACCTCGATGAAGCGCGGAAGAAGATCGAGGCGTTGGAGAAAGAGCGGGACGATGCGCAAACCAACGCTCGACGATGCAGCGATGATTATATGGCGTTGCGCAAAACGCTTGCCGAAACAGAACATCAAGTTGACGCGCTGCAATCCCACCTTGTCACCATGACGAAGGAACGAGATGAGGCGAACGAGCTTGCCGACAAGGTTGCGGCAGATTCCCACTTCAATTTCAATTCCGCTTGCCAAGAACGCAAGCGCGCTGATGCCGCAGAATCTGAATTAGCCCGCGTCACAGCCGAGCGGGACGACGCACGGGCTGGGAGAAAGATGATCAGCAACGGTTCCTGGGACACCAGCGTCATGTTCATGGAGTGTCAGAAAGAACAGGACACACTCAAATCCCAACTCGCCGCGCGTGACGCGGAAATCGCGAAGTTGCGGAAGTTGCTAGGTTCCCCGAGTATGGTCAAAAAAACGCCTGCCGGCCCAGAGTTGTTTATTTTCGGCGTCAAAGTTACGTCATGGTTTGGAACGTCGAGCAATGAACGAGCTTATAAGCTCGCAAACGATATTGACGAATCATCATATCGCGCCGCCATCGCCGCGTCTTTCGCCGAGAAGGAACAATTCCATGATTGATAAATCAAAGATGCTGGTCGAAAGGCTCCGTGACATTGAAGAGTGGGCGCGCGACTGTGGCTGGCATAATCACGCATCGACCGCGTGCGAGGCAATCGCTATCCTAGAGGTTGACCGCGCCGAAATCGTCGAATCCCAACTCGCTCCACGCATCTCGGATGCCTATACGCAAGGCGTCAAGGATGCGGCGAATAAGGCCAAACAACACGCGCATGGCTACGGTCAATATCGCGATCACGCGCAGGCCAAGAGTGCGTGTGAGACGCTCGCCACGGAAATTCTCGCGCTTCTCCCCAAGGAGCCCGCGACCGATGATGTGCGGAAGAAGGAGGAGAAGAAAGAGTGATGAACGATGAAACCATTGAATTGATCGTGAGACTTTCAAAAATCTCACGCAAGTTTGATCGTCCAGAAGGATCAGAAGAGTCGCGTGATATAAGCCGTAGTGATGGGGAGGGGTGGATATGAAACGGACAATTATGCAAATATCGTCTGCTCAGACAGATAATCTCACTCACAATTCAGGATGTTATGTCCTTTGTGACGACGGATCATTTTGGTTCTTTGACAACGGGAACGGCTGGATACAAATGCTGAATATACCTCAGTTTAAGCTCATAAAGAAGCCAAGAACTAGAAAATCCGAAGGGACCGTCCGTGCCGCGAAAGCGCGATGGGCGACAAGGACTCCAGAGGAGCGCAAGGAACACATGCGTAAGCTGTATGAACGCAAACTTGCGAAAAAAGATTTCGACACAAATGCGTAGGTATACAATTAAGAGGGGCGGCGCGGGAAAGACGGCTTCGCAAGTTAATGAGTGGTTTAATGATTCCGCCCGCGCCATCTTAGAGCCGATCCCCGAGAAGACGCCGCTAGAACCACCAGCTCTGTGACCGCCTCCATTGAGGCTTAACTAGGAGAGAACATCGTGAAACTCGTAGACAAATTACTAAACACTAAGGAAGCCGCTTTGGAGTGGAGCGCAACACAACGCGACAACCGGCTTCGGTCGATTTCTCAGAATGCCGTTCAACAGGCGCGCATACCTTTTGGTCGCGGTTTTGATCCGTTCACGGACGGCGACGCACAAGCCGCCAACGACATCTACTTAATCTTGCAGCGGCTTGAGCGTAGAGAGGAGATTGTCGCTGAACAACAGCATCAGTTGCTTACGCCGGTCGCCAAACCGGACACGGACGCCGTCCTAGCCGATGTCGCGAATGTGATCACGCATCCTCGCGACGCGGAATTCAAACCAATTGATGATGACGGCGGTTATATTCGCCCGACCGACGACGCGGCGTAATCAATCGGGGAAGATCGGAAAGGTTTTGCGTTCCGGTCTTTCTCAATCTTAAAGGTGCGACATGAGAGCAATAGCGATGGCGATTCTAACTCTGGCGATGATGTGGACAGAGTATAGCCTTCACGACCCGGAGATGAAGAAATTTATCGGGTTTGTGGCCACTTGCTTCCTTTGGTTATCGTTTTGTCTCATAATATTGGGGCTTTAACCATGAAACAATATGTCATAGCCGCGTTTTTTGTCGCTCTGGCTTCTCCGACTCTTGCCGACCCGGTTTTGGTCCGCATAGATGAGCCGCCAGCGTGGCCTCTCTTGGCACGGCTCGACAGACCGCATGCCAATGACGTGAGCGAGGCTATCGAGCGCGTGGCTACGCCCGAGGATAGGACGAAGCATCATCATCATCATCATAGGCATGGGAGGCACCGATGAAACTAATATTTACCCCAGCAGAATGCTACTCAGGCTGCGAAGATAAAGATTGCCCATACACGCATCGTGATATGTGGCAATATGTGAATAAAGACGGCTCACTATCAGATGGATTTGATTCCGAGGCCGAAGCAACTATCGCATCGTTAGCGGAGAGAGAGGAATGAAAGCCGCCATCTTTATCGTCTTTCAGATGGTCGTTACAACTTTGGCTCTAATGAGCGGACGCGGCGTCATCACCGGCACAGGAGACGCAGATGATACCGACTTGCGCAATCGCGACATGTTTCGCGATACCGGTTTGGGAGAGGGTGGGCGCGGCGCATTTGAACACACAGGAGGAGAGAATGAGAGCCGCCATCTTCATAATCGCGGAGATCGTGATTTTGTCTTACGGTCTTTTGAGCCTTTTGCTCGGCGGAGGTAAACGATGACGTTAGAACAAATATTCTCAATCGTTGATTCGATCTCTCCGAATGAAAACGGATGCAAGATTTGGCCATTATCGCTAGCTGGCAGCGGACTATATGCGTGTGCCGTGATTCCAGATGGTGGGACTTCACGAGTCCATCGTCGTGTTTTAGTAAGAAAGTTAGGAAGAGAAATATTGTCTGGATATTGTGCTTGTCATACCTGCGATACTCCAGCTTGCGTAAACGAGGATCATCTATGGGAAGGAACAAATGCGGACAACACGACTGATGCGAAAGCAAAACATCGCTTGGCATCTGGACGCAATCACGGGATGTTTGGAAAGGGCTATCTGCGACTAGGAGAAAATCATCCATTTTATGGTAAAAAACACAAGGATTCCACAAAAGAACTTATCAGCATTTCAAGGAAAGGTAAGCCTGCACACCCTAATTGGCGAGTGGGGTTGGCACAATATCTTTTGCAACGTCATACTAGATATTGGGGAGCGTAATAATGATTCACTTGCTCGCGCCGATTGCGCTCGTCAGTTATATCGTTTCCGCAATCGTGGGAAGCTGCTTCGCAATAATCCTGAGTTGCGCGTGGATGGCGCTTGACAGAGTGGTTACGCGCATCGTCATCAAATCACGAACACGAAGAGCACGCGCTAAAACGGTCGTCAGTGTTTCTGGCGTGGAGAAGACTTTCGTTTGATCCGCTCCGGGTTCGCGCGATCCCGTCGCCGTCGCCCTTGTGCTCGGACCTTCTCCGGATTGAGGCGTTGCCAGCGACGATGGCGAGAATTTATCTCCTCGCGATTCGCAGCGTGGTAAGCGCGGAAATAGGGTTTGCGATCTTTCACTTCTTCCCACATTGATGTTCAAGCCAGACCATCCGATTCTCTACCTCTTGCTGAGTCGCGGATCGTTCCCGGTCAAAAATAAGATGCTCGTCCTTGGTGAACATCAAGCGGCGATTTTCCACCGCGATTGCGTCCACATAATCGCGTAAATTCATTATTTTATTTTCGAGGTCTTTCAACTTCTCCTCGTTGTGACTTATGCCGGCGACCGAGTAATTTTGATCCGCCACGCGGAGGGCATTTTGCAACCCAGCATAGAACGCCATGAACACCAAGAACGCGCTTATCCAGCCGCCGGTCACTAGCAACCCTTGCTTTGGATCACGTTCTGTCATTTAGGCGCTCCCACGGCGCGAGAGCGCCACCATTTAGGGTTTAAGGTGCATTTTTTGCCGACCCAATATTCAATCCGCCAATATCCAACAGCTTACGAGGCCATTCCCACCACGAACCATGCGATGCTTTTGGCAGCGCGGCGGCCAGTGCGGCGCAGGACGCGATGACGGACAAGACAGGCTGCAATGCCGTCCAAGCGGCGGCGAGGTCGGCGGCGGCTGTTTGCAGCCCGGATAGAGCCGCTTGAAACGCCCCAATGCTCGGAATGGCGGGAGCGGCGGTCTGAGCGCTCGCGATGGTGATAAACGCGGCAAGCGCCACAAGCGAGTAGATCAGGATTTTCATGACGAGTTCCTAGCTAGAAGCCGGCGCAACGCCTTCACGTTCACCGGCTTGGTTATGATCACGTAGGTCACGGAGCACTTTGGCTTTTCGAGATGGCGCGCCGCAAGCGTATCGACCTCGGGAATGACAACACCGGCCGCGCTTATCGCGAGACCGATGAATTGTACGAGACCGACACCCGCGAGCAGCGCGCCCATGATTCGACCTTACGGGGTAAGCGTCCAACCCTGCGAAAGATAGAGCGGAGCGACGGTCGGATTGGCCTGATACCACGCGATGCTCATGGTCTTCGCGGCGGCGTTCAATCCCGTTGTCGCCTGAACCGCCGCTGGCGTGGGCGCGGGCGCTCCGGCCACGGGGCCGCCCGTCACGGGGTGAATGATGTTCGTCAGGCCGAGCGGATCGAGAGCTTTGACGACATCCGAATGCCCGAGCGACGCGACAACGGCGTTCGCAGCCAATCCCATCGCGGCGTTTTGAAAGATAGTATTGAGAACAGCCGAGTTCGATTGGCCAGCCCCGCCGACTAAATTAGTCAGAGCGCCGCCAAGATTGATATTGGGAAGATTCATATCTCAGTCTCCAGTTTGTGGTCCGAGGGCGCTGGAGATACCTTGCGAGATCGCCCTCTGACCTCTCGCAAGGATTCTGTTAGTGCTTGTCGCCAAAAAAGGGGTGCGAGAACCCAGCGTTGTCGGCCATGCGCCGCATCATGTCGCACATGTGCTCGACGGTTTGCTCCAACGCGTCGACGCGCTGTTCTGCCGCGGCAAGCGCGGTGGTGATGCGATCCGACAAAGCGCTGATCTGCTGTTCTTGGGCTTGAAACAGGTCTTCAATTTGCTTGTCCATGACAGCCTCCTGTTGTGCGGCGGATTAGAATTTACGATCTCGTTCCATGCGGCGCAAACATTCCTCGGGAAGTTCATCATGAAGTATTTCATAGCCGCAGCCGATGCATCCGCCCTTCCATGATCCGGAACGCTCGCCGACTTCCGCGCTGAATGTCACATCGATTGCTCTCGTTACTTTTCCAATCGGAAGCCACGGTAACCATCGCCATCTCCACTCGCGCTCCTCCACGCCAATCGTCGCGATACAATTTTGGATTTTGCCCGACTTCAAAACATAGCGATATGGTAGTTCTTTCTTCCATCGCGGTAGATCGGCGAAACAAAACCAATCGCATTGCGGTTCGCCGATAGAAACCTGATCTCGCGGGGTTCTTGAACCGGCAAGTTCCGTAATCCAGTTACGTCCATCTTGAGCGAGAATGGAGTGACGATAAAAAGTTGGGCTCCAAGGCGCATGGAGAATTTTTGTGTAATCCCCCCAATGCAACATGATCTCAGACCAACTATCGGGCGACACGCCAATCCCCCATTTATCGATCATCTGATCTTTTGGCTTTCGCCTAGGAAAAGGCAATTTGATGAAAATGTTCGGCCATCCGAAATGGATATGAAGCGACCAGTCTTCATCTTCTTCCCAATTCATTAGGGCTAAGGCAAAACCAAACTTCCCGGTTATTTCCGCCCAAGGCGATTTCGCACGCCAATGACGGCCATGATCTATCATCATAAATCCTAAAATGCTTGTCATCGCTCTTGTCCCCAGTTGCGTAGAGCCGCCGCGCGGCGGGTTCAGTTCATGTTACACGCGATATGGCCGCGTTCACAGTTACCAGCGGAGCAAGACGAAAGCATGATGAACGCAGCGAGGATTATAGCCGCGCCAAAAAAGCCAATCCAGAACGGGCGGCCATCATGCCAAATAGCTCTTGTGAGCGATCTGCCTATTCGCATTACTCTTTGCCCTCGACATGATCGGCGACTCGCTCACGCGCCTTTGAGAGTAAAATCACCGCGTCGGTTAACGCGAGGCTGCCACCGGCATGCTCAACGGCATGCACTGCTTCTAGGATCGCAAGTTCCGCTGGCGTCATCCAACTCCTATCGGTGCGCGTTGGAATACCATCGGGGCGATTAGCGGGACGCACATCCCCGTCTTTTTTCCAATCATCAAGCGCGGCGTAATAGGGATTGGCCGCGCGATCCGCTGCCAGCTTTATCTTTTTCCAATCTCGGAACGGACAATATTTGTGAGTGCAAAAATTGGCGAGCATCATTTCTGACTTTCCGCCGGCTCCCGTTCCGCATTTAGGACATTCCTTGAGCTTGCCAACGTCGGTAGTTCTGCAAAACGCGCGAATGCGATCATCGTCTTGGCTAGTCCACGTCATGTCATCGTCCCTCCCGCCACGCCCTGAACGTATTCTCGCGCACATCCGGATCAAGCGTCATTAGATAGGCGTCGCGCGGATCACTTGCGGATTTCCCCGAGGCATTCGGCTGTGATCGGCGTTCCTTTGAGCGCATCTTTCGTGACCATGCAACTTAGCTCGTCAGGCATTTCGACGCGCTTTTGCTCCGTGGATGATTCTGTGCATCCACCAGGGCAATAGACGAGATTCCCCGGCGGTAGATGGGTGACAAATGTTAGGATCAGAAACCAGTGCATCATCGTCCCTCCCGCCACGCCCTGAACGTATTCTCGCGCACATCCGGTTCGAGTGTATCCAAATAAGCGTCGCGCGTGGCGTCATCCACGACCGCGCAAGAGAATCGATCAGACCCGTCAGTCCATTCCCACACGGTTTCCTCGCACACGTCTTTCAACACAAGCACGTGCTGGTCGCAGATGTCAGCTGTCTGCTCTGAGTCGCAGAAAGCGTATAAGTTGCCACGCTTCGGCGGATCGCAGTCGTCAGCGGTCGCGCCAGGCGTGCCGCATGTGTGATAGGCTTTGGCCCATGCTGGAACATCCTGCGCATACGCCCGTCCGACCAACACGCCGATGATAGCCACGAGCCAGAATAATCCGGCGATTTCCAAGGGTGAAGGTCGGCGCATGGTCAATCCTTTATGGCGAGCGAAAAGCCAAGAAACACCAGAACACCGACAAGGAACACAACTGCAATCATATCGTGGGTGGTCATCTCACGTCCTCAGCGCTCGGTAGGCATACTGCCTCGACGTATTCCCGCTGCTCACGCGCGAAGCGAGGCGAATGCGGGTCAATGCCAGCATAGCGGGCGAATACGGCAAATTCCGCCTTGGCGGAAACATAGCAGTCTGGAATTTTCTGGTTGTGGATAGCCCAATCGCGATAGTCAGGTGCCTCCGCGCGGGCCTCACGCATATGCACGGCGAGAGCGAGAAGCGCGATCATGATGATGGCGATGATTACAGAGCGCATCAGGCCTCCGCGTCATGGGTGCGGAACGCAACGAGAGCCATGTCCGCCCAGCGGAACCGATCCGCATAGGCGGGAACCCCCGCGCGCTCGTAGCTGCGCTCGAATGATACCGTCGCATCATATAGTGTCTTCGCTTTGGCCACAGCTCCAACGCAACCCCGATAGATACCCGACAATTCGCTTTTCATAAAACCGTAATTGCCAGCATCGGATCGCCAATCTACTTTGTTGCGCTCGCAGTAATCGAGAAATTCATGAGCGCGCGGGCCAGTCCATTGTTGCCATCCATAACCGCCTTGGCCGGGAGATGCACCAATCTCGCGCAATGCCGTGAATCCGAGGCATTCACGGCCCGTATTGCCGAGGATGCCAGCAGCTTGGAAATCGGTCAGATGAAAATCGCGCATCAGCCAACGGATGACGATCGGAGCTTTGGCTTTAAATGTGTCTTCGGCGTTCATTACCATATCCCCAGCCCGTGTAATCCAAAAACGCTGATTGAGAGAAATACCGCGACGCCGCCCAAATGTTCATATACCCGCGCCTCGAAAGACTTTCCGGGCCGACGAACTGGATCACCCCATCGCCAATTTGGAAGCGACTTTTCATCGTGGCACGCCCAACGCGCGAACAACCAAATCCCAAGCGCGATCCAGGCGGCTATCGCGATCCATTCGACGAAGAGAACGTCTATGCCACAAAGTTGTGAAGGGATTTGCATGGCGTAGCTCCTGTTAGGAGACGTTTGGGTATTCTAGCATGGCATACCGCAGCCTACTATCTGCCTCTTTCGACCTTTTCGAGAAAGGCAAGGATGGCGTCGAGACGGCCGCTAATAGCAATGAGTAGACCTATTATGACGCTTATCAGGAATATGATCACCACGATTAAAAACTCCATCATCCCCTCCACGCTCGCGCCGATTAGCAGCCTATTGACATTAGACGGCGAATTGACGATCATGTCAATCGTAATATCGGAGGTGACATGGTTAGAAAGTTTTATCACAGCTTCCCTGAGGTTTTGCAATCGCGATTCCTACGAGGGACATTCGAGAAAATGGATAGCCTGCTCAGTGAAAGCGAGAGCCGGGCGGAGCTTATCCGTTTCGCGGTTCAACGCGAGATCGAACGGCGCGAGCGCGCGAAAGCAAAGGAGATGGATAAATGAGTGACCGAGTGTTTTGGGCGGCAATTTTATTGGCGCTGGCGATGCTTCTTTTGATTCCGCCACCAGATCGAACGGCTCAATTACCTAAGCAGGTGAATTCAAAAGCGTGTAAATCAGACAGTTTCGTGGTATGGGACGGGTCTGAAATGAAGTGCAAAACGGCCGAGGAGTTGTGCTTATTTATTGATCCTAAAAATGGGATTCTGTCCGATAAGGGTGTACCGTGTCATGCGGATTAACCCCTCCACCGCGCCCAAGCGAACCGAACCATGATCGCCGCGAGCGCGATAATTAACGATGCTCGAAAGGACCACGAAGCGGTCATAGGGTTCCCGATCCAATGCGTTGCAGCACTGCCGCCGTCAGTGACGTGAGGGTCACATAGAAGTCCGTGTAGGCACCAACAGCCACGGTCATCGCTCCGTTGAGTGTTAAGTAGAATTCGATGTTTTTAGCGATGGCCATGTTTTATACTATCCTCATGCACTAATCCGTCTCAGTTTTAACGATGACCCGGCTGCTATGGTAGTGCCTGTCCCGCTTGAAGCGTTCTGTGCTGCTCTTGGTAAAAATGTTCCATAGTCAGCGGCGGTCACGGTAAATACACCTCTAGCAAATACTTCCGTAGGGGCTGTAATTGCCCCACTATTTACTGCGGTGGCCAATGCTGCTATGTTTTGATTAGTTATTAACGTAGTCCCTCCGTAAATCTTCACTGATGCGTTAAGCATTGATACCGTGGCGGTTCCACCGTTAAAATCAATATTTATCCCGCCAGCGGCAACCCCCGCCGTTATCAACAGTTGTAATTCAAATTCATATGTAGAACCGGGGTTTAAATTTTGCCATCCTGTCGGTAAATAGATTGTGCCTAACCCGGTGATTGCAGCCAGCATCGTGTTCGATGTATAAGTAATTGGACTTGTAACATAGGTATCTCCTAGAAATCCTGGGATACCTCCAAATGTTACATCGCAGTCCGCCCTATTATATCCAGAAGCAAAATACGCGACAACTCTGGTTTGCGATGGAATACTTATATTCCTATTTTGATCGATAAAAGTGAAACTGGCTCCTGCATCAGCATTATAGCACTCTATAAGAGCTGTCATTCCGGCATAATATGCAGCCATAACGGCGCAAGACCCTGTTGGCATATCTTGGCATATTACCTCGGTAATCGTCGCCATCCCAGCGTTGTAAACGCCATATGCAATTCCAGTGCCGCTCACCTCAGCGTGTATATCTTCAACATGCGCCTCTGAATTCGAGTCTATCCATACCCCATAAAATGGATTTGCTGGTGTATTAACAGTAACCGCACTAATAGTCTTTATGCTGATTTGATGCGATGATTGTAAATAAATACCAGCAATACACCCAGTACTGCCCCATATATCAATACGCTCTATAGCATTGTGCGCAGGGACATTCCCACCTAGCGATCCATTATACCATATACCATACTTAGTAGGATAAGCTAGCCCACAATCAATAACAGCACATTGCTCCTGAACACTCTCACTATAAACACACGTTAACCCGGAAACTGTGTGTGGGTTTGATATAGCTATACGCTCCAGTATGGTCGCAAACGCCGTGGGTGAGGCATCGTTCCATCGAGGGCCTAGTTGAATCATCCAAGGATAAGTTGTGGAATTCCATGTTGACGCCGCCCATATTCGAGTGTTTAACGATCCTTGACCACTCAGGATAACACCATCAGGAATAACAATAGTCGCGGATATTTGATACTCTCCAGCCGGTAAAAGAGCAAAATTTCCTTGTATCGCACCTTCGCCAGAATAGTTTGTTTGGGTAGCAGTTTCACATAGATTAAGCCATAATTGAAGATTGTTGGTTACGTCCGCGCCATCCACCAAAACTCCGCACGCTCCTGCATTAACAGGCCCGTTGACGACTAGCTGCCACCAGGTTCCGTTGCTATCTTGGAGCGCCATCGGGCCAGAACAGCAAGTGAATGGGGCGGTTCCGGCGGATGACGTGTTGACGCAGCCGCCGACCAAGGCGGCAAGAGCGACGGTATAGGTAGTGCTGACTGAGAATGCCCCAGATGCGAGGCCGTATCCAGAGACGTAGTAGGTCGTTCCGGCTACTAACCCCGTTGGGAGAATGCCACCAAAAATGACTGGTGCGCCAGCAGGCAACCCATGAGAAGCCCACGAAACCACAGCGGGAGACGCATCGGTTATCGTGACGGTGGCGGAATTGACGCCTTGATTGGTGTAAGCGCCTCCAGCGCCCAGATCTCCAGCCGTCGAAAACCCAGTCGTGACAATCGTGTTTATGCCCGCCGCCGGCTTATAAGTTGCGATAGCCGCGCGGGTGATTCCAGTGGCGGTGGTGAATGGAGACGGGGGAAAAAATTCGCCAGCCATATCAGTAGACCTCCATGAACGAGACAAGTTCCGACGAACCGGCGATGCCGTAAACAGCCGCGCCGCCGTCGATGACGAGGTTTGCGCCTTGCGTGCCAATCAGCGGAACGCCAGTTGCCAGCGCGACGCCAGATGCTCCCACGCGGACCAGCGTATTGCCCTCTTGGAAAATAGTCACGTTTTTCCGGCCGGTTCGCGCCGCGACGATCAAAGTCGCGGTTACTCCGACCGTGACCTGATTGGTGGCGATGTTGGCGTAGGTTTCGCTGATAAATCCAATGTTGTTTCCACCATTCGGCAGAGGCGTTCCTAGCGCCGTGACGCTATCGGTGGCGCTAAGTTCATAAGCAATCGTGGTCGTGCCGGAACCGGCGGAAGTCTGAACCAGCAGAATCGCGGTCCAGCCCCCGATATTCACTTTAACGACATTGTTGGCTGAAAAGGTCTGTCCTAAAATTCCTGATGTTGGGTTGACGTAGTTGAGATTTCCAGTCGTCGTTCCGTCCGGCATAAGGCCATAAATCGAGATCGTCCCGAACGTTCCATTGTTCGTAAGGGATAACCGCATTGTCCCCATGCTGTCGGTAATTGGAATGGCGACGCAGCCCGCCGTCGTCGTGCCATTGAGCGTCGAACCGCCGTTATAACCAGAAGCGCATGTGGCGGCGGTCGCTGTCGTCGCGGCCGCGATGGTTAATCCAGTTCCGGCCCAATCAGGTTCCGATACATGCAAATTTCCAGCACTGCCGACTAGGAGCGGGGCTTGAAGGCCATTAGTTGGATTAAAGCTATGCTGCGTATAGGTATATGGGCCACCAATCACGTCTGCGAATGCCAATTGACCGAGGGTCGTGCCGCTCGAATAGGCCGATCCTCCGGCATAGAGCCCCCATGCGGCGGCCGTGCTTGGCGATACAAAAAACGGAAGACCAGATGAACCGCCTTGACCCCAACCGATGGTTTGCGCACGCGCGGGCGCTGCCAATGCAAGCAGCGAGCAGATGATAAGTCCTAAAATGCGTCTCATGTTTTTGCCCTTATCATTGCTCGATGCCCGTATTTTTGGCGTTACTTGGCCGGTTCGGCGGCGGGAGTCGGGTGAGCAACCGGCGCGGGCGGCGGAGTGAATGCTCCCTGCACCTTTTTGAAAGCCGGAGCGGCCTGCGACGCCGCGATCTGTGCATTGATGACCGCCTGCAACTCGGCTTGCGTCAGAGTGACGGTCGGCTCCTCGGCGGCGAACGCCAACCCAATGCCCATGCCGAACATAAATCCGGCGATTGCGAGGGAGATTTTGAACGATTTCATCTGTTTTTCCTTTAGCAGAGCGGTGGACCGGTCAAGTCTGCTGTTATACCCCGTCACCCTGACCGATCCGAAATCGCGTGACGGGAATTTCTTGTTATATCATCGACGCCGTGGCGGCGCATGAAAAGAAGCAGCGCATTCCGACGGCATCTGTTTATAGACCGATAACGTCACGGGACCCTGAGGACCGAGAACGGTTTTGGAAGTCTTCTCCAGCGTGCATGTGGCCGCGTTAGCGCTCCCGCTGAAGATCAGACACAAACCAAGAAAGAGCCATCTCATTTTGTTTCCTTCACTGATCTAGTTCGGCTGATCCAACAGGAACCGTAGCGGCGGCGGTCGTCGATGTAACGAACAAGAGATCATAAGGCTGCCCAGCGGTTATCGTCGCGGTATGCGTCAGATCGCTGCAAGTTGTAGCGGCTGCCGAGATCGTGCATGTCGGTCCGCTCGCCGGCGAGGCGTTATTCACTCTAAGCGTTACCGTAAACGTCTGTCCGGTTCCGGGCGCGACATTGACAAAAGCGTAAAGATTTCTAAAGGTTCCGGCCCGAGGTGTTATCCAATTGGAGGTATTTTCTGTCGTTGAAGTCTGATAGCCCATATAATAAGTAGTAGCTGGGGCGGTTATCGTGCCAGGCGCGCCGAAATTGGCGATTGTCGGCACGCTACCATAAATAGCAGGGCCTCCCGCCGTGCTGGCCGCTATGGCCAATGCAGTCGGGACGTTGAGGCCGAGGCCCGTAATCCCGCTGAGGGGAACCGCGGCCGCCGTGACCGACGTGTTGCAGCCAAATCCCGTGCTGGTCGTCCAATTCACGGCGGAAGCGGCCGTGCTGCAGGATGTCATGGCGAGCGCGGTTGGCGATGCGGAACTGGCGGTCGCATTACCGACAACCGTATTCGCGGCCTGTGTAGCGAGGACACTGAGCGGATGCGTTCCCGCGCCGGCCACTGTTCCCGAGAATGTCGGACTGGCCGACAAAACCATGTTTCCCGTGCCTGTGACGGCATTCGAGAGCGTGACGCCGCCATAGGTCAAAGCCGCGCTTAGTGTCGTGGCCGGAGTGATCGTCACCGCCCCCGTGGAGACGTTGCCGATTCCGATTGTGCCAGAGCCCTTGGCGTTGATGGTCAGAGCTTCATTTGTCCCTGACGAAATGACTGAAATCGCGAGACCGCCGGCCGCCGCCGCCGATTTGATATTGATCCCGGTCGCGGAAGACGCCGTGGACGCGTCCACGTTAAACGCTGGGTTTGTCGCGCCATTTAGCCCCACTGCTAGCGCGTTCGCGGACGCGGAAGTGATCGTGTCCGCCGCGCTTGTGAGTGTGGAACTGATCGCCGCTGTTCCGGTGATCGCAAGCGCGTTTGAACCGATTGTGGCGCCATTGAGCGCAAGTGATGTCGCCAAGAGAGTCGTGAATTTACCCGTCGCCGCGGTCGTCGCGCCGATGGCTCCTTGGAAACCTGTGCTCGTCACCGTGCCGCAACTTAGTTGCGTGGTCGTCGTTGGCGCGGTGCATCGGAAATCGAGATATGATCCATGCGCGGTTGCGCTGAAATTCTCTTGCGCCACCATATGAACGCCGGAGGTTCCGACTGATGCCCAAGAAGTTCCGTCAAACGGCCTGGTGTCAAAATCGGCCAAAACCGCCCCGGACAAAACTCCGCTCGGAGATGCCTCCGTTCCATTGGCTGTGCGAGCAACGAAGCTTGGATAATCCACTCCAAACGTCATTATTTCGACATTGGCGGCGGTTGAGTTAGCGGCGACGATTTGTAATCCAGAGCCGGTAAGCGCTTCCGGCGCGGCTGAATTCAAATCGACAATTATCAGTCCGGAAGTCGTCAAAGATGTGAGCGTTCCGACACTCGTCAGAGACGAAAGCGTGACGCCAGATGGCAGCGTTGTTCCTGTGAGCCCGCTCGCGGGAGCCGACGCCGCTGAGATTGACGTATTACATTGAAACCCGGCCGCGATTTGCCATTGGAGCGCGCTACCCGCCCCATAGCAGGAAGGCATTGCGAGAGCCGATGGCGTGGTCGCGGTCAATGCGCCAACCACGGTGTTCGCGGCTTGTGAAGCCAATCCCGCCAACGGTAGTCCAGTGAGATAGGTAGCCGTGCCGCTACTCGGAGTTCCGAGCGCGCCGCCGTTGACGACGAAAGAACCCGCTGTGCCGATGTTCACGCTAACTGCGGTCGGGACGCCAGTTCCAGGAGTCACCGTCGCGAGCGCCCCGAAAGCCGTCCCACTGGTCTTGGTGCAAGTCAAAGCGCCGGTGTTGGCAAGCGTGCAATCGCCCGACGCAGTAACCCATGTCGGAATAACCGACCCATTTTCGACTAGGAACTGCCCGGATATGCCGGTGGTCAAACCAGACACGGTTGTTCCGTTTGCGGCATAATAGGCAAGATCATATGCGTTTCCGGACGAAACCGTTCCGCCGCCACCGCCCGTGGTGCATGGGCCACCGGCATCGGTTACGCCATTAGAACCCCATTGCAGACAGTCGCCGACCGTTGGAACGACGGTATTTACGAGCGGAAATCCGCTTGCATGATTGACCTGGATTGCTAGAGCCGTCTCGACGCCAGGTCCAAAGCCAGAGAGCACTGCTATCGGGATGGTCCCCGATCCAGACGCCGTGCCTGAAAACACAGGACTCGCCAGAGTTTTGTTGGAAAGCGTCTGCGCCAATCCGATCATGTCGAACGTGTCGCTGGCCGTCAATGCGGGGATTGTCGCATTGTAGGCAGACGATCCGGTGTAGGCCGTGACGATCGTGATCGTGGCAGTTGACGTATTGCCATAAAGCGCGATTGATCCGGCCAATGTGCCGGACGTTCCCAAGGTGGGTGTCGGCGTGAAAGCCGGGCCAGCACCAGCTAGAACCCCGCCAACTGCGCCTGTGATCGCGATGTTGCCGGTCGCGGCGGTAATCGTCAGAGGGCTGCTTGCCGTAACCGCTGGAGTGCCGCTTGATGTTCCAACCATCCATAGTGGAGAGCCAGCGGCGGCTTGAGGTTCGATTGCAAATGAGCCGGACGTAGAGCCATTGAGTTGAATTTTTCCGAGATTGCCTCCGTTCGCCCCGAGCGTGATCTGCGCCTGCGGGCCGGCAAAATTCTGCGTGACGGAATAGGTGCCGGCATGTGCGTAATTGAGCGACGCGACCACGGCGCCCGTCGTCGGACTAATAGTCAGGCTCCCGTCTGAATTGGTGACGGAGCCAACCGCGCCAGATCCGGAACCGCAAGGCGATCCGGTGATGCTGAGTTGTCCCGTGCTGCCAGCTTGCACGCATGACGTTCCGCCGCTGGCGAGCCCCGGAATGAGCACGGAAGCGCCAGCTTCCGTGCTCCCGAGAAACATGACATTGTTTCCTGCCGTCCACGTCATATTATTTTCAACGCTGCTGGCATTGAAATAATTAAAGACAATACTTTGAGAAACTACGTTAGCTCCGCTCGTGGCGGACGCACCGAGAGCCAGTCCCCATCCCGCAACGCCGTCGCCAGTGGTGATGGCGGCGAAAGAGTAAGTGCCAGTAAGCCAAAGTCCAACCGGCGAAGTGCTTATGTCTTGAATCGACGCGATCGAATGAGTAGTGGGAACTAGAGTGCTGATTCCAAGTCCAATATCTGCATTGTCGTCGATCTCGATATCGGAAGTGGACGCCGAATATGGACCGGCGATTAACATTCCGTAAAAGGCTTGAGTTTTAGGCCCAGGGGGCGAGGCAAAACTTATATAAGCAGTTATAGTATGTGTGCCGTATCCTCCTACATAAATCGTATAGCAATCAATTACTCCAGGAGTGCAATCAATTTGGCCCCCCTTGTTAAAGTCAAACTCGGCTCCGATCATAAATGAATTATCAGCCATCGAACTTACATCATGCGATTCACCCCATGAACCACCAGCGACATTTGCATGCGTAACCCAAGAGTAGAATGCTCCGACCTTATTGGCGACGATGGAGTTGTTAACATAGGTCCATGTGAGCACCCCATCCGAGCATGTTCCGCTGACGCAGGTAGGAGGCGTCGCACCTGACGTTCCGAGGCCCGCAGTTGAATAAAGATTTCCTGCATTGTTCACATAAAACAGTGAAGGCGTCGCGGAGAGCCATCCCCACGTTACCGCGCCGTCCGAGCATGTTGCATCAAGGGTCGGACAATTCGGAGCCGTCGGGCCAGATGTCCCGCCCGGTGCCGAGTAATAGAGATTCCCCCCGCTGGTCACATACGAAAACCCAGGATAGACGTGTCCAGTGACCCATGCCGCGCCAAAAGGCGTCGTGGCGGTCCAAGGAGGCGAAAGCCCCGTGTTGGATACGCTATCGAGCGAAAACAGATATTCCGACTTGCTCGCGTCGAGCGCCGTCGTCCAGCGCCCATAAACCGCCGTCAGAAAATCATTTGCGATACATCCGGTGAGATAACAGACTTGAAGAGTCGCGCCTCCGGCGGAAACCGCAAATATGTCGGCCGGAGGAGATTGCAAATTGACAACCGATGCCGATCCTGTGAATTCAGAGATTCCTCCGAAAACAGGCGACGTTGCGGATGGTAGTCCGAGTGGATTATTTAGTGCATAGCCCAGCGCTGAAAAAACATATGCTCCATATGTGAACTGTTCCAGCAAGCCAGCACTTCCCCCAGTTCCGATATAGAGTCCATATCCCGCAACAGAACTTGTAATAGCAGTGCCAATACCTATCGTGCAATCTTTTAGAAGCGTTCCTATAGTGTTATTCCAACAGGCGAAATCGTTTACCGTCGTCGAACCCGGACCGGTAATACCACCACCGCCCGTTCCGAATGGCCCGACCGTTTCGCCATTGACTCGCGCATAGACACCATTTGAAGTCGCCCAAAGATCGCCATTGACTGGCGATGTTGGCGCGACTCCGGGAGGAATGTTAAATCCGCTCGAACTTAGGGATGATGGATTTGTTATGAGTTCTCCGGTCATAACTCCGCCGGCGATGTTCAATGGTGTATAACTTAAAACATCTTGTTTTGTCGCAAATGCCGCGTTCCACTGCGCGGCGGTTGGAACTTCTCCATGATAAAACCCAGGATTACTTTGACAGAACGCTGTTCCACTAAAAAGACAAAATAATGCCGAGAGTATTATCTTGCGCATTTGGACGTGTCCCTTTAGCGAGTTCATTTTGATTTCACGAATTCTTAGGCCAAGCGGGGATCGGCGATGGCGGCGTATCGATTTGTGCCGTAGTCGTGATGGTTCCAGCATTGATCGCCATCATGACGGCTCCCCATGTCGCCTGAACGGCAACATAAAAGTTGCAGATCGCCTCGAATATCGTCTCTACTTGCTGCGCGGTCAGCATGACGACACCACTTGGAAATACGTGAGTGATTGCCGCGCTCGGATTGGCGATGGCGAACGCCGAAGCGGCGCTCACGCGCGCATAGCTTAGCACATCGGTTCCGCATTGGATATTTTGTGCCGGATGGCCAGAAGAGGCAATGTCGATAGTGATCCCGCCAGTCTCGATCATCGAAGCCTTTTTCTTGGCATAGGCGATGAGTTGGGAGGCTGTATAGATCGGCTTCGGCGGAGCTGATGCGATTCCTTGCGCATCTATCAACCAGCCGACGGCGACCTCTGGATAACTGGAAACGTCAACAATCCTGATGCCGGCATTGAATTTCGGATGGCCTGGATGGAGCGCGAAGACAACGCCATTATAGACTTCCGCGAACATTTCTTTCTCCTTATCGCAACTCATAAATGATGACGATGCCCGGCGCGCCATTTCCGCCCGTCAAGGCGCTTCCAGCTCCGGCATTGGAAGTTCCGCTGCCGCCTGACCCGGGTGTCTGTGCGGCGGAACCATTGAAAGATGCCGGGACAGCCGTTCCGCCGCCTCCGAAAAAGGAAGATCCGCCCGGACCTCCGAAACCATCCCCTGTGTCATTGAGCGTGAATGTCACGCCGCTCGGGCCGCCCGTGGCGTTGATGATGTTTCCACCCGTGGCTATCGCGCTTACCGCGCCGCCGCTTATGAATAGATTCGTCGATGGTCCGAAGATGACTCCGCCCGGTCCACCAGGCGCGCTGACGAACGCACCAAAGGATGACGTCCCGCCAGCCGTTCCGGCGGCGCCTGCCCTGCCAACGCCCTTCGCGCCAACCGTCACTGTCGTTCCGGCAAAGCCCGATGTTATGAGGCTTTTTCCATAGGCTCCGGCAGGCCCCGGCGCTCCAACGGATATTTGCCCCGAAGTCGTGGCGGGAGCGCCGCCTCCGCCCGCGCCGCCTCCAACCACCTCGACAATGATCTTATTGGTTCCTGATGTTGGCGTATAAGGGCCAGATGACGTGAAGACTTGAATATTAAGGATGCCCGGTAAAAATACGGCCCAATTCGCGCCGCCAGTGTCAGGATCGGACGTATTGTTGTCGGCGGTGGAAATCCAATAGTTACCCAATGTCGCAGCGGCGACAACCGCACCTTGGGGATAGCCGCCGATCGCCGTGGAAAATGCCGAGTCCCATGCAACCGGTCCTCCGACCTGGAACCATTGATCCCAAGAAGTCGAAGCATTTAGAATTCCATTAAAATCCCGGCCATCTGGTGCTTGCCCACCCGAAGGAATCGGGGTGAATGTCAGCGGCGGAAATCCTAATTCGAACGAAGCCGCTCCGGGAGCGCTTGTCGTCAGTGGAATTGTTCTAATCGTCGTCCCCGGAGTCGCATCGGCCGCGAAGGGAACCTGGAATTTAGCCGGTATCTGTGAAGCTAACATTGGAGTTTAGGCTCCCTGCACGACTGTCGCCAGCACGCCAGACGTGCGAGGCAGGATTCCAGATGCGATGATTGCCGCCTGGACCGGGCTTAGAGCAAAATCAAACGTATAAGTCATAGTCAAATTCATTCCATCCGTCACGTAACAATTTCCTTGGCCCGGAAACAGTGACAAGAGAATCTGATTAATCGCGGGGATGGAGCCATTGCATATATTCGCCAAAGCCTTAGCGTATATCAATATGCGAAAGGCATCGTCAGTCAGAGAAAAGTTGGAAGTGAGGGGCGATTGGCCATCATAGAATATTCCCTGACCGAATGTTCCTATTTGTGGAGATTGTTGTTCAAAACCGAAATATATTCCAGATGTAAGCGTTAATACTCTATTAACGCCAACTATTCTTCCCCACACATCAAGACCATAACCTTCGGCAGTTGCTACATTCATGATTGTATCATAAAATGCATCAATATTCGCGGTTTGGTCGAAATAATCAGCGAAATTGCTGCAAAGTTCAGTAATTATGTTTGAATTAGAGTATTGAGAAATTATTGTAGTCCATATATCAAAAGGCGCAATATCTCCTATAGGAGACGATCCTATCGTAAATGTTCCTATGGCATTTTGTCCTGATGCTGCGCCAGCAGAATATCTAGGATAAGTAGGTCCACTCATGATGCTTTTCGTTCCCTCTCTAATTGTGCAAGAAACTCTTCATAATTCTTAGAACTCTTTCGTCTGTTGCATGTTGGACAAAGTAATTGAATATTGGAATCGCAATGTAGACCTCCCTTTGATATCGGTATTATGTGGTCAATATGATAATTATCTTTAATATCTATTGAGCATGAATTGCAAACATAATTCTGATTTTGCATCATTCTGGGAATACATCCCCACGAAAGCCGACCACCTCCAGCTCGTTTTGCACCGCAATAAAGTCGGCTATATATGGTATATGCCTCCTTATTGGATTCTCGATATCTTTTTACGGATTCCTTAATTTTATCATCATTTTTTATATAGTATATATGATGAGATTTTATAGTTTTTTCTGGATTTTCATTTCTCCATTTTGCAGTCCGCAAACGCTCGGCTTCTCTGTTTTCGGCAGCCCTTTTGGCAGAACGTTGACGATGTTTTTCTTTGGCATGAGGTTGCGCGTGGGACTTCCTCACAGAAGCTCTGTGTTTTTCTCTATTTTCTGGCTTAGCAAGCCAGCGGGCCATACTCTCGCGATGAGCGGCCCTTTTTTCTTCATTGGTCATTTTCTTTTTCATCCGATTTGCACGATCACATTAGCCGCCGTGATCTCGGGTTCTTGATTGATGTTTAGGGAAACGCTCTCATTGTCCACCGCGCAACTCGTGATCGAAACTCCGCAAGTTACAGCCGCGCTTGATGCCGTTGTATCGAGGCTCGTCGAATAAACCCCTGCCCCGCCAGATACTCCGGAAATGAACCCCGTGATCGTCGTCCCCGTTGGAATTCCAACACCGGCAATTACGTCCCCAATTCCAATTAGGCCAGTGACCACTGACGCGGTGATCTGATTCGCGATATTGCGTGTCCCGGTGAATGTCGCGCCGGCAATCGTTAAGGTCTGATTGAGAATATAGGTTCCGATCCCACCTGCTCCGGTTCCAAGAGAGATGATTTGCACAGCGGCGGCTATCGTACCATTTGAATCGCCACCACTGATGAATTGACCTACTGCCAAGATCCCAGAGGTAACGGCAGTGACATTTAACGTAGTGCCGGATATCGAACCGACGACAACCGCGCTCGCCGCATTGTTTGAACCTACCTGTATTGATTCGATAAGCGCCCATGCGCCCAAGATAGCGACGACGGTCACGTATTGAGCGCCAAGGATCGTCGATCCGATTCGCGCACGCGGCGGTGACGGAACATTGTTCGCGGGAGAAGATGCGATTGTCGTCGATGGGACAGTTTGGGCAAGAGAGACTTGATAAGTCCCCGCGTTTCCTTGTCCAGTGATTTCCTGATAAATCGTCGTCCCTGGAACGACATTCGCGCCAGAAATAAGCTGACCGGGACCAATCGTGCCAGAAATTACACTTGAAACGGTCAATGTTGTCCCGACTATCGATCCGATGAATTCGGCTCCAGAATTTAATCCATTAAAAGACGATACGATTGCCGCCGCGATAAGTGTTTGTGCGTTCGAAGGGATGTTTGGCCCATTGAAGAGCGTCACCAGGAAATATATTTGAAGGCTTTTCGGCGTTTCCCATGTAATCGTATATTGTGGCACCGGTGGTGAAAATGCCGGGTTCGGATCGGATACAACTTGCGTATTGTTTCCAGAATAAAGAGGGATGCCCGGCGGTTTTTTCTGCCAGATTGCTAAAGCTATTGCCGCAGAAGATCCCCCCGTCACGGCGATATAAAGCGTGTTCGCGGGGATGGAAATGCCACCAATTGTCGCCGGAGCGCTTGAAGGATTGTCCACCACATAGGCATCGAGAACGCCTGGAACATTCGAAAGGAGGGTTCCGAGCATCGCTGTGTTTGAGTTGACCGCATTCGACGCGATCGATTGTTGCCGCCGTAATTCGAACTGCTGCGATGATTCGGCATTATTCCCGACAGTGCCGCCAATGACCGTCGCCGTGTCCCATCCAGAAATGTTTTGATAAATCTGGACTGACGACGGAACCGCGATAGGACCAGGGGTCAAACATGCGAAAGAAAGCGTGATCGTCCCACCTCCGGGAGGAAGCGTTCCAGCTTCGGTGCATTGATAAATATTCCCGCTAGAATCATAAACTGAGGCATATTGAGTTGGACCGGCTGGAAGTGTCGCACCTGAACCAAGACATTCTACTTCAATTACTGTCGGTTCAGCCGGAAGCCGCGTCAGAAAGTTTATTCTGGCGATAGCGTCTTGGCTTCTACCTTGTGCGAATTGTGGATCAAATTGCGTTGAGAAATATATCACGGTTTGATAGCTATTGTTGATCGCCGCCGCGAGGCTTGATGTAAGCTGACCTTGGGGAGTGTTTAGATTAAAATTGAATGTTACATTATAAGATATATTATAGTCTTGCTGCACGCCGGCAAGAATAGCCGGACCTGACGGCGTTATCGGCCCGGCGGTTCCCCAGGAAATCGGCGGAACAAAAGTCACTATCTTATTCTCCCTGTGGGATTATCACGAAGAAATTCTGGTAGCTAGTTTGTCCGGTTCCCTGTGCCACAACCTGAATTTGACCAGAGATTGCGCGATTGTCGAATGATGACAGGAAAACTATCGCCGTGGCAACACCGGGGACAGTGAGCGCCGCATTAACTAGCTGCTGTTTCAGCAATGGGAGATTGGGAACCGATCCGAGAATTGTCTGCCACGGAATCCCTATCTGAGTATTCCAATATTCTTCGCCAAGCCATGTCCGGACGGCGGACGCGGCATCTTGCGCGAGGTTATCCGGCGGGGACATGGGCGCAAGCGCCATGTTACCCGCGGCATCCACGGTCAAATCCCAGGTATCGTCTAGTAGCATTGTCGCGAGGCCTGCCATTTACGTTCCCGGGGTCGGTGGTGCGCCATTGGATGGGTGCGTGTGAGATTGTAGCGTAACGCTGTCAGAGCCACCAGCGCCCGCTTGGATGGCTCCGCTCGCCTGTATCTGCCCGACGACTTTGAGGATGCCACCGGCCGGCGTGAAACTTATGCCTTCCGCCGAAGTCTTGATGATATTCGAAAATCCATCCGTGATCGTCAGCGATCCGTCCGAACCAAGATTGAATGTCGCCTTAGTCGCCTTCCCGTTCAGAAATCCGCCGAAATAGAGCCCATCCGATATGTTGTTGCGCCGATAGCTACCAGGATTGACCTGAAGATTGGCCGTATTATTTGCGGATGCTTTTTTCAGCGCCGAGATGTCGACATCGGAGCAAGCCATCATGCCGACGTCGCCAATAGACGGGTCCATTGTGATCGACCAGCCACCTCCCTGCATTCGAAAGAACGGGATGCCATAGACCTTTGCGTTTGGCGTCGCGTTGCCGGAACCGTCGAGTTGATTCGTGAGGATTTGAACGTCAACTGTTCCTGCCGGCCCTGGAGAGCCCGATCCAGGATGAACAGCGACGACCTGCACCATTTTCACCGCCGCGACCTTTGCGATCCTTTGCCGTATCATGAAGTCAACGGCATCGAACTCCGAATTTGAGTCATATGGGTCTGCTTGTCCATATCCAGACTGATCTTGGTTAGAAACCGATCCTGCCATTATCCTATCCTCGCGAATTCACCGAAATTAAGTGCCGATGCTTCAATATAGGCTGCATGAGCATCTTCTGGCGCGTCGAAATAGCCAAGGTGGATTTGTTTCTGCAAAACCTTAATGTGTGCCATCCATTTTTTTGCACGATTATTCCAGCAAACTCCCTTGAAACCACTGGTACTATTTGTCTGTCTCTGACGGTTTGCATTGTTTTCCGAATTATTACATTCTCTAAGATTCACAAACATGTTATCAGAGCGAGTGCCATTTTTGTGGTCTATCTGGTCCACTGGCCATTCTCCAATCATAGGATCATATACCAATATTGATCTAAGATATTCTGCTGTTAATTCCTCATTTTTGGCCATTTTGATTCTCATGTCACAGGGGGTAGGATGCTGCGGGCGAAGCCCGGATTGTAGGCATACAGCGTTTGCGCCCACTCACCCTTTGGATACAGCGAATCGAGGTCGAGATCGACTTTGCGAACCGCCCACTGAGACGGATAATTCGATGTCGGTTGTGCTCCCGATATTCCAGAAAGCAAGCTGCTATTCACCTTAATAAGGCTTCCCATGGTTATTTGTGGGTTGAATAACGTCTTGACGATTATCCCTTGTGTCGTCAAAGATGGATACGAAATCATGCCGTTTTCTGGCGAAATCGTCGGAACATTTGGTGTGTTGCGGTTGCCGCCATCCGGGAAAATAGAGAGTGTGGTTCCATTGATGATGGCAAGTTTGACGTTCGCATGCGCGCAGATATCTTTTGCCTGCTCCAGAAATGATCCAGTGAGGCTTGGAGATGAAATCTGAGCGGTGACACCATTGTTTTCGAATTGAAAGCCCATGGCCGTCGCGAGGCTCGAGACCACATCAGCGACATTGACGGTCCCTTGATATGAAGAAACCGTCGCCGGCGTCGTCGCTTGCGCGAGACCACTTAAAACCTCAAAGATGAATGGGACATTTGGCTGCGCCGAGAAGTCTGGCGTTGCCGAAATGATCGTCCCGCCGAAGATCGTCGAAAGGCCGCCGTTCGCATCTCCGGCCTGGATTGTGAGTTGATTGCGGGTGACTTGATTGTAGACCATTCCCAGCGTCGTCAACTGGTTCATGAGGCTTTGCGTCATGCCGTAGACTTTGACCGTCGCCCTGCAATTGACCGACGCGCCAGCATTTTTGATCCGAACCGATATCCTCGACCCTGAGAGCGTGACCGTGCTCGTCCCGCTTTCGGCAAAGGTATTTGGTTGACCAGTTCCTGCGTTGGTCGCGAGCTGTACGGTTACAGACAAAAGTTTTTGGGTAAAACTCATCCGGAGAATCCCAGCGTGGCGAGATCATCCGGCGCGAGATATACGAGTTCGAACCTAGACCCGAGGCCGATAAATACCGGATCGGACGTGCCTTGCTTGTCGTTGAAGACGAGATCGCCTTCGAACCCTATGTAAGCATCCACAACGATCCTAACCAAATTCTCGCAAATCACGCATGAAAGAAGCAATTCATCCGAGACATAGAGCGTCAGGAATAGCGCCATGTAGAATTGCTGCACGTTAATCGTGCAGCTTTGTCCATTCAAATTTATCTGAAGCGTCTGGTTTGGGATTGGGAGCAAAGGGACGGTTTGCATTAGTTAACAGCTCCCGGAACGATATTCTGCTGAGTCGAATTAGTCGTCGTCTGCGGCTGTTGAGCCCCATTCGATTGCTGTCCAGCGGCTCCCGGCTGTTGAGTGTTGCCAAAATTAGCGCTTGCGGTTACAGGGATTTCCTTGAACCACAAATCAACTGAGATTAGCGAGACGCCATGCTCGGCCGTCCGGCGCCAGTTAATGTGCGTGCAGTTGACGGAACTGAACACCATTTCCGGCGTTACGACATCAAACAATGAGAAGCTATTTGAGATCGCCATGCAAGTTTGAAGGAACGCTTGCCGATCCGAAACCGAACCTCCTCCAGCCAAGCGCAGCTTCACATCGAAAGGCATCGTTACCTTATCATATGCTTGAAAAGCTCCTTGTTCCTGTGGATAGGTCGAGATCGGCCATTCTTGGGCATATTCGAACTCGACGGTCGACGCAATGCACGGCGAAATGTTTGGCGATCCGGCAACCGATGAGACTGACGCCACAGCGGATAATGCCGAGATCAGCGAGCCGCCGCCATATGGAGTGGCCGGGGTGATGACCGGCGACCCATTCAAATACACGCCCCATGATGGCGCGGTCAGAGAGCCCAGCAAAAGATTGGCGGCGTCCTCGACCAAAAGTCCGGCATCATTGGCGAAGTCGGTGAAGCTCATGCAATTTGTCCAAAATTGGCACTTCCGGCAAGGATAGCAAGCTTGAGATCATTGTCCACAGCTTGGGCGATCGATTTTGAATCGGTCGCATTTGGCGCATTCACGTGAACATCTCCGACCGTAATGGTTGTGTTCTTATCACCCCCGGCGTAATTCGCGCCTTGGGCTCCCATGACGCCCGGCGACATCCACGCTCCTGGCCCAGGAATTCCGGTCTCTAATCCTGGCTTAAAAGGAACTCCTTGCGTGTTATTCGTGAACGCATGATTCCCAATCATCAGTGCATTGTTTCGATTTAGACGTCTCGCCCACGCAGCAGTCGATGCGCCCGGATTTGCATAATAGATCGAACCCGCCGTTGGATCGTTTAATTGGCCGGCATAAAGGCGTCTGGCCACATCCATTGCCGTCGCCGATGGCTGTCGCGGCGTTCCCTGAAACTCTTGCCCACCGCGTGCATAGGCCTGAGAATAAGGGTCCGCTCCAAATCCTCCGAAATTGCTTGCCGCCCGATTCCCCATAACAGCGCCAACAGCTTCCATGCCGAGACGTCCTTCTCCACCGGCCTCCGCTTCGATCATCGCAGCCACAGCGCGAATTTTTTGTTCATCAGATGAAAATCCGGAAATCTTCTTTCCCGAGGATGAAGTTTCTCCCTTAAGACGTTTAGCCATTTCGCTATAGGTGTTTTTTCTTCCATAAAGCTGATCAGCGGTTTCATTTAGACCCATGGAACGAAGAATGTGCTCGGAACTTCCAAATGCTCCATGCAATGTCTCGCCGCTGCCAATAACTCCTTTCATCTCTTTCATAGCGTCGCCAATGAACGGAATTTTCTCAATCAATGTGCCGAAATCTTTGATAAGAGATCGAACCGTGATTAATATTTCAGAGAATGTATCAAGCATTCCTTTTAATGCAGGAAGAAATGGTCCGACTATTTGACGAGTTAAGCCTGTAAATGAATCGCCAAGATCAGCTAACGCATGCTGATATTCCTGCGCCGCCTTTGTATTGGCTTCTGTGACCGGAACTAATCTTCTTCCCTCTTCCAAAAGCTCTCGAACCTTTGGCAATCCTTGGATCAAAAGATTGATCATGTCCTCATTGATGCCAGGGAGGAGTGACAATCGCCCCGCCGCCGTGCGCGCATCCATCCCAGCGACAGCCGCCGAAATGTCCTTATAAATCTCCGAGGCGGTTTTCAGTTGGCCGTTGGTCTTATACATCGTCACGCCAAGGCTCTGGAGCACCGGCAGCACGTTCGACTCGCCGGTCTGGGCAAAGCGCGTCAGTTCCCCATTCATGCCACCCAGCGCCGCGTTAGCGGATTCCGTGCTACCTCCCATCGTCTTGATGGCATGCTGCCATTCGACGATATCTTGAGCGCTAATTCCAAGGGTGAGGGACAACCGACCAGTACGCGCATCCATTGATGTCAAAGCATTGACTGCTACGCCGACCTGTTCTCCAACAATCGCGAAAGCACCGAGCGCGGCAATCTTTTTTATGCCTTCGAAGAAATCCAGTGTCTTCGCGCCAGACTGTTCGATATTCTTGGTGCGGCGGGTGAACTCCGTCTCAAACTTACGGAGTGAATCGGCAGCTTTTCTCTGGCCGGCATCGAATTTGGCAGGGTCCAATCCGAGCGTAATTACGAATTCGTCAAGGACTGTCGCCACTTTTTACCTCTTCGTTTCCGCCTGCCTCTTCATCATTTCCATAACGACGCGCTCATTATGCTTATTCACCATATAGACTTCCAATAAATCATACAAATCTTCCACGGAATAATCAGTTTGTAAATCTCTCAAGGTAACTACAGGTCGATCCATTGAAAGTGCAGATGCTATGCTTGCTGGGACGTTTGCATATTCGGCGAGAGTTGCCGCGCCATGATCGCCGAAATCAATTTCGAGATGGCGTCGGCCGGACAGAAACCCGAATGTAATTTGATTACCTCCGATCTGAGCCACATTCTTGTCGCGACTTCCTCAATATCATCGTCGCTGATAATCGGCGAGGTGACGGGGAAGTTCGTCTGCGGGTCACGCTTCTTCGGATCGCGAATAATCTGAACGCAATCGAGAAGCTCATCCATGATCGGGATGACTTCTTCAGCCTGTATTTGACCCCTAAGGAATGTGTCGACGCCGAGCATAAAGATGCCCTCCATACCCATGCCCTGGACGCCCACGACGTCGATCTTGCCGCCGCCCCGATTGTAAGCGAGCATCGCACGCAGAGCCCACTTTTCAGCCCGGTCCGCTGGCCATTCCTCGATCATAAAAGTTTTTCCTTTATCTCGGCCGCAATAATTCGGTGCCGAAACGACTGCCTTTTTGCGCACGTCAGCCTCTTCTCGTCGGTCTCAGTGTTGGATAGTCGGGATCAGAAGATTTATTGTCGGCTGATGCGACATTTAGAGGAGGCCCGCAATCCACTGGCGTCAAAAATTCAACCCGAGTGACTTTGCCGCTCGCTGCGTCGAAATCGATAGCCTTGACCACCGGACAATATTCACGGCTCCCATGATCCTCGCCACACCAGCGGCAAGAAACGGTTTCTTTGGCATCGCGCATCAATTCGCCGCGGGTGAAACGAGATTCCAGACGATGCGATAAGTTCTCGGCTGCAAAAGCTTCTTAACCTCGGGCATCGACGGATATTGCTCAAGACCGCCGTTAGAACAAGCCAGTTTCAGACCAATCGAGGGAAGGTAAATAGTCCCGCTCAGCGTGTAGACATCCCCAATCGCCTGTTGCTGCGCATTGATGATGTCAAAGAACGCATTCGAAGCGCTGTTGGCCTGCAAATGGATATTCTGAACGCGCTCTGTCCAGACGAAACCGAAGCTCAAAACGCCATCGACGCCCATATAGCGCTCCAATATGGTCGCGGCATCCATGCCGGTCACATTGTCTGCGCTGAAGCCCTGGAGTTGCTGTGGGACGGGAAACAGCGTCGCTTGCGATAGCGTGATGACCGCATTAGCGCCTGTGAGAGAAGCAACCATTTTGATCCCCTTACGTGAGCGCGACGGAAGACAAGTCGATCGATTGGACGCTACCACGATCCAAATAAAAGAAGCTAATCGGCCAAGGCCCTCGCGTCGATCGAACAGTCGGCGGTGGGACATTCACTTGCAAATAATAGCCTATAGTCTGGATCGACGAGGCCGCGTCCAATCCTGCGACTTCATTGATATAGGCGATCTGAGATGACGAAAGATTACCCGGTCCATAAGCGCCAAAGATAAGTCCTTGGCCAATAGGACCAGACATCGATTCCTCGATAATCGAAGCTCCCGCCAGCGAAAACGGAATAGAGGGCACATTCTGAAAGAGCGTTAGAAGTGTGATTTGGAATAGGCTGCTAAGCCAAATCTGATTTTGGTAACTGTCCATCCATGCGAATGGTCCGGTTATTTCACCATTATAAGTCCAATCGAATGTTGATGCGCCGGTGGCATAGGCTCCATAAAAATTGTAGCCATTGGCCGCGAGATTTCCCGCGGTGGTCGGGTCGGTGACATTCGCCAGAATTCCCGCCTGTTCCCGGAAAGCGAAGGTCGTGCGCCCATTGGTGGCGTTGTAATTGATCGATGCGGCGACGCCAAGAATGAAGGCGGCCTTGCCATCATCTTCGGTCTTGCCGCCTTCCCATTCAAGCCATGTTCCCGAATTTTGGTTCGCTTTGAGGATTTGACCGAGACAGGAAGGCGCATCGCTCGAACTCGCTGGACTTTCGTCCGGGTCCCAACAAACATAACCGAATCGATTGCCGCCTAATGCGCTGTTGTTCCATGCAGCAAAGGCTTGCTTCTGCGTATTCCCGACGCCCCCATCGGGATCAAAGATCGTCATGAAATTAACCCACGCCTGATTGACAAGAATCAGAGCGTTCATGAAGGTTCCTGGCACCGCCGCCGCCGCTCCTTGGGAAAGAACGGCTCCGGTCGCCGAGGTCAAATTCAGGGACTCGGCTAGAGTTCCCGTCGCATAAGCGGATGTCGAAGCAACGCCGGTAATGCCAGACGTGAAAATGAATCCGCCGGTCGTCGAATTGTAAGAGACGGTCATTGGCGTTGCTATGGTCGTGAATGCGCCGCTCGCAACATCTTGCTGCACGCCATTAGTCTGGTAAGTCCCGACGCCGCCGGCAGGATCTCCGGTGAGTTGCGCCGTGATGATCGGGCTGCCAGTTAAACCGGCATTGACGAGCGTCTGCCCAACGGCGATTGTGGGACTGGCGCAAACGGTCACATCAAGAACCGTTGAAGTGGACACCATGCTTCCACTGGCAATCCCTTGAGCAGAGATGCCGCTCAGTTGATAGGTTCCCGCGCCTCCGGTCGTTCCGGTGAGCTGCGAGATGATAACCGCGTTCGCCGCTACCGTGGTGACGATATCTCCGGCCGAAAGCAGGCCCGTCACGCTCGTAGCGTCCAGCACTGTGGACGTTCCAGTAACGGTGGCACTCGTCATATTGCCGCCGGTCGCCGGGGCGCTGAGTTCGAATGTCGCGCCGACGCCACCGCCCGGCGTGCCGGTGAGTTGCTTGACGATATAGCAACCCGCGGGCAATGGGTGGCTGCCATCGGTTCCCGAAACAAGGTCGCCGGCCGAAAAATAACCATCAGTCAGGGAACCGAACGTCAGCGTAGTTCCTGTCGTCGTGCAGGTGGCGGCATGTCCGCCCATCGACGCCGTTAGCGCCGCGCCCATCGACGCGGTGAACGAAGCCTCGGTCGGATTGGTGAAAGCAGCTTGAATCGCATTGGCGATTGCTGTTGGCGTTGGATCGCCGGCAAAACTGATGGAACTGATCACATGCGGATAACCGTCCATCACGACGGTCAACGACCCAGACAAGGCTTCCAATTGAGTTTGGCTCAGCGTGATCTTTGCGCCGCGCAAATAGGCCGGAACTGCTTCGTTATATTGAGCGATGTAAAGAGTTGATGGGGAAATCGAGGCTCCTTCATAGCCGTTGAAATAAATCCCGGCTTCTGTCGCTTCGTATGAAGCCGCGCCGAAATAGCCTTCTACGGCGGCCTGATTCGGAAACGAGAGGACTGCCCCGATCGGAACCAACGGATTTGTCGTCAGCATCAAGCCGGCGCCATTCAGACCTGTGCCACCTACTCCGAGGACGCTCGGAATGACATTGACAATTTCACTTGCGGGGATCGTCAAGGCTCATACTCCGAGTTAGTCGTGATCTTGGAATTTGCGGATTTGTAACACGAAACGTCCTACTCGCGCAAAACATCAAATAGGATATGCTGCTTCCACGCTGACAAATGTTGGATCGACCGAATCGGCGAATGTTTGCGGAACCTGAATCGTTTGATGAACCTCGAGATGGCAATCCAAACCCCACCTCCATTCATATTGCGACTCGGCATTAACAAATGGCCTTTGTGCTGGATCGTCCGCGTAGAGCGGAACAACCCCATTTAGTGACCCCGATAAGCCAGCAAAGAAGTCCACTCCAAACTCATCACGTAACGCCGTCGATATTGTTTGAGAAAAATCTCCGCTTGTCGTGTCGCTTGAATGGCAATCGATTTGAACAGTTATTCCAGCATCCTGAGTTAAGGTTTTCCATCCAGCGTTCATAGTTTCATTTATTATTGTTTGTGAATTAGAAATAAGATACGTTCCGATTCCTCCACTGCCGCTTTGAAGGTCGATTACTTGTGTTCCGATTGCAACATTTTCGCCAAAAATGGAAGCTCCGACCAATATCTCTCCGGTTTGGACTTCGGCTACGGTCAGTAAATTTGCGGAAATCGATCCGGTGAATTTTACATCTTGAAAATTATCGACATTCGTTGCCAACCGAACAAATCGAATAGGCGTCATTACGACGAACCACGGGTTTGCCGGTTCCGCCGCGCGGTTTGGCTGCCCTGCGATTACATCGACGCCCGTTGCCAGTGTGACGCCAGTTGGCGCTGAGCCGAGAGTTTGCGAAAATGAGACCGAATACGTTCCAACTCCGCCCGCGGTTCCGCTGATTTGAGATTGAATAGTGGTTCCTGATGCGGCTCCGAGAACTGGCGAATAAAGTTCAATAGTGCCCTCGATGATATTGCTCACCGTCAGCACGTCGCCTGTGATCCATCCCGAAAATACCGCCGGAGGATCGCCACTGAAAGGTCCGGGCAAAATTTCATACAAAAAAGCCGAGAGAGCGGCCTGAACCGTTGATTGACTGAGCGATATCGGAAAGGGAATAATCAATAGACCTCCCACGCATTGCAAACGGTGCTCGATCCTGTCGCTATGGCATAAACCGCCGCTGTCACAGGGAGCATGATCGAACTGCCTGCTGGCAACTGTGGCGATCCCGCGAACGTCACCCCGCTACCGCCCAGAGCGACAGTCGCCGCGCAAATGATCGCAACACCCACTCGACCTGTTCCCGGAGTGCCTATGCGCGCGGCGACCAACAATGTCGGTGACGTCGTGACCGTCACGGGCGCGGGACCGGTGAAATTTCCAGATCCGACCGGTGGATATATATCGTTCGCGGCATTGGCGAAGTCAGGCAAAGCCAAAAGAGATGCGATTAACGCCAATGAAAATGCTATTTTTCTCATCATCATGATCCATCCTGCGCGGTTATTAATATCTTAACCCATCCAGCGCTAGAAAACCACGGCTCGACGGGTTGCTCAACCAACCAGACAGAGCCATCCGGCAAAACAACCAAATCGCCGCCTCGAAGCGTCACTCGAACAATTCCCTTAATGTCGAGACTGGCATAAAGAACGCGATGCGAACCTTGCAAATTCAAATAATCGGTATGTCTTAGATCGCTGGCGCTTTGAGCCTGGATTTGAGCCAAAATCGTCAGCGAAGTCGTCATGGCTTCCGACGCCACGGTTTGTTGCTGAGTGAGGCTATAGAGGCCAGCGCCGCCTGTTGGCCCTGATATCTGTCCCGTGATCATGGTTCCGACGGCCAGAGCACTTGTCGTGTCCGCGAGTGTTTGGCCTATCGCGAGTTTTCCCGAGGCGACATCCGAGGCATTTAGGACCGTGCTGAGGGCGGTGACGTCGCATTGAGCGAGCGCGCCGGGGAACGGAACCATATTAAGCTGATAAGTGCCAGCGTCGCCGGCTGGCCCGAAGATTTGATCGATGATGGCGCAACCCGCCGGAAGGGCATTTATTCCATCCGTGCCTGAAATGATGTCTCCAGACTGAAGGCTCCCGGTGATAACGGAAATGACCGTTAGGATTCCGGTCTCGTCGCAACTCGCCTGGAAAGTTCCGCCGATGGATGCTGTGATCGATCCCGGCGTTGCATAAGCCGGTTGTGTCGTTCCGTCTGGAGCCTTCGTGTTTCCGATGCCCTGGCGCAATTCGACGAACTGGTTAGGATTTACCGCGCCGATGGCTGATGAAACGAGTTGATGTAGATTCATCGGCGCGCCTCGCTATTTTTCGAACACCCATTACGTCGCGAGAACGCCGAGTCCCGTCGTCGCACCACCCGCCGCGCTGATCTGTCCGACATAAATCGCCCCGGTGGCCGCGATCGCCCCGGCGCCGACGGATATGCAAGCGGGATCGAGAATGATGTTGCCAGCCGGGGTGCCGCCGGCGTTGGAGATCGCGACTGTCATGGCAGTAGCCCCGAAATTGTGAAACACACATCCTTGAAGCGCGAGATAGCGATCCATTCCGTTTGCGGCCACCAAGATATGAACGTCCGATGCTTGGGTGACTTCGGATTGGAACAAGCACGATTTCATCACATTGCGCGCCGTGCCCGCGATGAGTTCGAGGGAAGCGTTTGCCAACGACGCGCGCACTACGGTATCGAGACCGATCGTGCATCCGACGAAAAGATTTTCGCCCGAACCGCCAATTGTGAGAGAGCGCATCCCGGCCAGCGCCGCCGTCGTCGCGTCGCCGCCGCCGAAGAATTGAACATTGCTATAATAGTTCCGACCACCATTATCCGCCCAACATACCTGAGAAGCGGTCGCGCCAGTAAATCCGCCATGATATGT